CGGTCATCGCGGAACGGCCTGAAAACGCAGAAGGCGCCCGTTCCGGGGCGCCTTCGGCGGCTATCGCAGGAATTGGTTGGTTGCGGGGGCCAGATTTGAACTGACGACCTTCAGGTTATGAGCGGTACGAATCGAGAACATCGGAGCCGCGATAAATCAGGCACTTACGGCGTAACTCGTTGCAATAGCGAAATTTTCCGACGGCATTCAACCGCAGTCAACGGCGTCGGACCGCATCGAACGGATGACGACTCCGTTATGACGGGCGAGGTATTGCGGAGTTGAAAAACGACCGTCGCGTCAGCGAGTTGGATGAACTTGCCTTCCGATCCTTGCCACACCCATCCGAAAAATAACCTGAAGGTCACACGCCCAATGGAGTGCGCGTGGGTTGGCCGATCTGTGACAAGGCGTAAGTAACTGGCGCCGCTATTCATTCGCACCCGCGTCAGCTCGTTCTGGCCGATTCTTTGGCCGATCATCCTTGCGCTGTGCGATCGGAAGCTTCGCCGCTTTCCGCCTGTTTCCGCCTAAGCGCTCCCGCTCGAAAAGAGCATCTTGCCTGCCGCCAAGTCCCACCGCTCACTGACAGGCATGAAGCAACATCTGACCGAGCGCGCCATCAAGGCGATGGTGCCGGAAATCGATCGCGACGTTCTCGTCTACGATGACGAAGTGACGGGCTTCGCGATCTGCGTCTATCGCTCGGGCAAGCGCGCGTTCGTCCTCCGATATCGCATCGCCGGCCGAGCGCGTCATTTCACCATCGGCTCCTGGCCGGACTGGTCGGTGACTGCCGCGCGCGAGGAAGCGAAGCGGCTCAAGCGCGAAGTCGATGCCGGCAACGATCCGCTCGGCAACCGCATCGATCACCGCAATGCGCCGACCATGTCCGATCTGATCGACCGATATCTCAGAGAACACGCGGTCCAACTCGCGCCGCGAAGCTTCAGTGATCGGACATCGCTACTACGCAAGCTCGTCGAGCCGGAATGGGGCACCCGCAAGGTCGCCGACATCACGCCGGAGGATGTCGATCGGCTGCTCGCCAAGGTCTCTAAAGGGCGACCTCGCCCGCGCAAGCATCCGCCCAAGCAGAGTCCTCGCCGACCCGAGATGAAGGGCGCCCGGTTCGGACCGACGCCTGTTAGGGCAAACCGCGTTGGCGAAATCCTCCGCAAGATGTTTAATCTCGCGATCAGATGGCAGATACGCACCGACAATCCCGCGGCCGGATTTTCACGCTTCCCTGAGATGCCGCGCGATCGGTTTCTATCGGCCGACGAGATCAAGCGCCTCGCCGAGGTCCTGGCCGATCATCCGAACCGGCGCTGCGCCAATGTCATTCGCCTGCTTCTGCTCACGGGCGCGCGCCGGGGCGAAGCGATGAACGCGCGCTGGGACCAGTTCGATCTTGAAAACGGGATCTGGACGAAGCCGGCTGCAACCACGAAGCAGCGCCGGCTTCATCGGGTGCCGCTCTCACAAGCGGCGGTCGAATTATTGCGAACAATCCGGTCGAGCGTGCCCGCCGATTGTCCGTGGGTCTTCCCCGGCGACATCAAAGGCAATCCGCTGACCGACATCCAGAACTTCTGGGAGGGTGTGCGCAGGAAGGCGAAGCTCGGCGACACCCGCATCCACGATCTTCGCCACACCTTCGCCTCGCTGCTCGTTTCCGGCGGCATGACGCTGCCGATGGTCGGCCGCCTGCTCGGTCACACGCAGGCCCAGACGACGCTCCGGTACGCACATCTCTACGACGACCCGCTTCGCGAAGGGCTCGATCAGGTTGGCAACGTGCTGCGACCGAAGCTTAAGCTGGTCCAAAGCGATACTTCGTCAGGGCACGCGGCGTGAGACGCTGGAATCAGACACCAACGACTTGTGCCCATGTATCGCGAAAAGCGCTTCCTGCCTTTCCAGCGCAGCCCGTTCATCCCCGCTCAACCTCAGCTCTGAGATCAGGGCGTCCACCAAATCGCGAGGCTCGGGAAGACGATTCACCCGCTTCCTTGTCCTATTCCAGCTGGTCATTTCGGGCGGAGCGATCAGCAACAGTTCTTTCTCCAAGGCTTCAAGCGCAGGCTTTGCGAGATCCAGTGGCACACATGCCGCCAAGCAATGACGCCGAATGAACTCGCGACGAAGGTCCTTACTAATTTTGGCATCTCGGGGCACATGGTCAGCGCACTTTCGGTCCCGCCACATCCGCCCGAGGTTATAGTTGCAGGCGAGTTTATGGCTGCGCTCTTCGCTGCCGTTGACGTGCCGACTGTAAATGCGATCTCGAAAAGAGCCCACCTCGGTGATGCCAATATAGTGGAGATCGCCCACGTGATCGGCGAGCGCGTACACGCCGGTGGCGGTAGGCAGGTCGTCGATCCTTCGAAGTTTCTGTGTCTTCAATTGTTTCAGACATTCTTCGGCCATCAAGGATATCCCCCTTGCAATACGTTGGTAAGAAGCGGATGGGCGAGCGAGGAACACGCAGGTCAACCAGCAACCGGCAGAATCTTGCCCCCGGCGCCCTCGATCGCGTTTCGCAGAATTGCATATAGCTTAGTCAAGAACTCTCGCGCATCCTGGCTCATCGCAGCACTGATGTTGGGCGCCGCAGCCCGATGGATGTCGTCAATTGTCCTTGCGCGACGCGTAGCCGATCCGGTTCCGCTATGGTCGTACGCAACTCTCCACGCGGCGACTTGGTCGTCCCTGAGGCGGTGCTTCGTGAGCTCATACAGGCGAGCAAACACAGCTCGCCGAATCTGGTCCAAAGCGGCCTCGCGCTCCTCGTCGTCCTTCGGCTGTCGCGTCCAACCAGCCGGTCGGTCTAGCCACTTCGATGCTTCCTCCTGGAGTCGCGCCAAGAGATCGGCGACAGGCGTGAGGGTGTCGTACTCATCAGCCCACCCGTTCGCCAACCGCCTGCTGAGCGCCTTGACCCGCGTCCAATGCTCCTTGGCAATTGCATCGTGATACGAAAGGCCGAGCCGCGCCCTCCAGGGGTCGCGAAACGCGTCGATCGCATCGTGCATTGCGATCTCAAGACCCTTGAACTCGTATTGAGGCGCACACTCGACGGGCTCTTCGGGCGCTGAAGCCTGTTGCATCGCCTCGATGAGGCGGCCCAGCTCGCGCTTATACCCGACGGGAATTTTCGCCGTGGGCCGGTCAAGGCCACCGAGAAAGATCGACTGCCTTTCGATTTGCCTGTCCAGTGCTCCGGCAACCCCGGCGCCGACGATATCTCGCAAGCTTGAAATCGCGTTCGCGACAGACGCGACCACATGTTCACGCTTCTGCTCAAATGAGCCGAGGTTGGCGCCTTTCACTTGGTCGAAGTGCGTGAAGGCAATAGCAAGTTTGTCGGCAAAACCAGCGCTACCGACCGCCCTTAAGAGCGCAAGAGGTGCGGCCTGCATTGGCTGTTGAGCGTTGTCCACAAGCAGGATCATGTCGACGGAGTCAAACCGTTGCGTGATCCTGGTCGAAATAGACGACGCGGTGGTCGCCGTATGGCCAAGCCCCTGACCATCGAGCAGCACCAGCCTGTTTGCGCCGTTCAGTTCTGCACTCGAAGGATGGAGAGGGCCTTGAACCCGTATTCCGTCAACGAGCGGCGTGAGCAGGCGACCGAACTGCTTGTGATGATTACTTGAGAACCATCGCACATGGGAGAGGAACTCGCCCCGATCCTCATTGTCATAAGACCAAAGGATCGGCCATCCGGTTGTTCCACGCTCAATAGTACCGGCGCTGATGACGGAAAACCGATCTGAGACGTCATCTATGACGTCGAGAGCGATCTCCGCGAACTCTTTATGCGCGAACGCCTCGTTCCCGAATAGCTCAAGCCAGGCGGCGCGATCGTCGGCCGTCTTCTGATCCAGAAGCGGTCCCAAAGTCTTTGACACACGTTTTTCGACCTCATCAGCGACTTTCTTGATCCGCTCCAGGTATCCCCGAAGCCGCGTTAGATTGCGGGATCGCTCCTCTGGTCCGACGGCCTCGCCCTCATCGATATCGCCCTCGGTCGGCTCCTCATCCTCGAACGCAAATTCGGATTCGTCAGCCTCCGACCTCTCTGTCCAAGAACCCAAGATGTAGGACAGCCGAAAGCGCTGCTCGCGATGCTGCAAGAACGCTCCCATGATCTTCGCATCTGGACGGCACTGGACAGCTTCGAGGCAGGCTTCTTCCAAGCACTCCTCAATGTGAGCCCTGACTTCGTGTTCAGGCATGAACGTGACGGCGGCACGGAAGGGCCCCGACGCCGTGATGATCTCAATGTCAGCTGTCGTCGTCTTCGCCGTCGAGGTGGACGGAAATCGATCCTCGATCGGATCGGCCCCGATCACATGCCGAAGAAGCGTCGTCTTCCCTGCGCCAGTCGTTCCAAGGAAGAGAATGTGGCTGTACCCGTCTTCGCCGTTTGGTAGAGGGATGACCTGATCACGCCTAGCCTGCGAGTCTACCGAGCCGGCTTCGATTCCGTCAAAGAACGCCGAGACAACAACCGGGCTGAATTTGCGCTCCGCTTCTGCCCGCCGATCGCCACTCCACCAGCTCTCGTCCTCAAGGAGCTCGTTTAACTGGGCGACAAGCCGATCGGCCTCAGCATCGTCGGCGGTGCCCAGGCCGCGGCGCACCTTAAGGCCGCGCTGACCCCGGCTGTCGGTCCGGAGGGGGTGGCGAAATGTTACACTCCAACCAGGTCGATTAGAGCGAGTCTTGGAGGCGCGAGAGGGGGCGGTCATGTTGTTCTCCGTTGTTCCAAGGGAATAAATCTCACATCTGGAGACCCCTGTCAAGCTTACTTGCCACAACGTGGAACAACGCTTTGCGGAGCGCGGGATTAGGCCCGACTCAATTCCCGCCAAACCGGCGTGATCTTCCGCCGGATCGTGCTTTCGTCGGGCGCATGTTCGACATCGCGCGCCTCGAACCAGGCGATCATATCGCGGACCAGCTCGGCCTGGGTCGCGGGCACGCCATGGTCGTGAATGCGACGCGTGAGCGCGCCGTAAAAAGCATCCCAATCGTGACGCGGCGGCACGCCCGGACCGGCCCGCCGGCGCGCCGTTCCTTCGCCGCTTGCTTCAGGCACATGCAATCCGTTGAAAAACCCGTATTGCCGTTCGAAGCGCTCAACCTCGGCCCGCCGGACAAGCACGTCCGCCGCGGTGATTGTGATGCCGTCCGTTGGCTCGACGATCCAGCAAAGGCCGCGTTCGCCGGCTTTCACGCGACGGACCAAGACCGACGGGCTCGGCGCACCGTCGCGCCGGAACAAAGGCAGCAGATGCGGCGCCTCGACATCGGCCAGGCCTGATAGCGTTTCGGCCGGTTCGGTCTTCACGGGCGGCAATGCAATCGAAAGTGCCAGCAATCCGTCGGTTGACCAGCCGATCACGTCGAACGGCGTCACCGACCAGCGCACGGCCACTTCGGTGAGGGAATAGAAGGATCGCGGAGGCAGAGACATTTTCGGCATTCCCTAAGCAGATCATCGATGTCCTTGCTGCCGCAGGCGCCGATACGCCTGCACCACCTGCTTGAGATCGCCGCGCATGTCCGGGGGCAGGCGGCCTGCTTCGACGAAGAGATCGTCCATGCGGACACCGAGGATCGCCGCCGCCCGCTCGACGAGCTCATCTCGCGGCGGGTTTTCCTGTTCCCGCTCGACGCGCGACCAATAGGCCGGCGATACGCCGAGCCGTTCGGCGAAGTCGTTGAGACCGATGCCCTGGTCGGTTCGCTTTGCTCTGACGGTGAGTCCGAATCCCATCGCGCCCTGCCTCAGCAGACCAGCCGATACTTGCGAAAGCGCACGCCCATGAAGGATTCGGTGACGCCAAACTCCTCGGCAAGCGCACAGGCAATCGCATCGATCTCCGAGCCGCCCACTTCCTTCGCCGCGATGCACGGCGTCGGGATCTCGTCGATGACATTCCATCGGATCGTCGCACCGAGCGCCGAAGCTTCGCGCGCGAAGGCCCTGGCCAGCTGGCGCTTCGGCGCGAGAAACGCACCCATGAACTCGTCGGCACGCCATTCCCGCCAGTCGATCGGCGCGTCCTTGGCGGGCGCTTTCAAACCGCTCCGAAAGGCGCGTGCGCTTTCCGCCGTCAGCGCCGCCGGCATGTCGAACACGGCATGTCCGAGCTCATGGACGGCGGTCGAACGCAACAGCTCCGGCTGATCCTGCAAGACCTCGCCATTCAGACTGATCATGACCGTGCCGGGCTCGGCAGGATCGTGCTCGCAGACACCGAGTACAGCCTCGCCACCGTCATCGTGCACGGGGTGGTCGATGTCCCAGGCGACGTTGAGCACCCGCCCGTTGACCCATAGCCGCTTTGTTCTGTGCACCAGGGCGTCCACATCGAGCGGCCGGGCGACGACACCGGCAAGCCGCTGCCGTAGTGCCGTCGCCACCGCGCCTACCGTCTTCGCCGCTAACCGCCTCGGTTCGCCCGAGGCAAAGCAGGGATATTCGACCTGAACTACCATTCCTTGGGCCTCCCGTTGACCATTCGCTTAACAGTCATGTTCTTCTTACGTTCTAGAAGTCTGGGAGTCGAGTCCTTTTTGCCGGTTTCCGCCGGATTCGTACTCGATGCGCCAAGTCGGTAGCGCAGCCGTCGTCTATCTTACTGATTCTGCTTCAAATTCTGACATTCCGTCGCCGTTTCCGCCGGTTTCTGCCCCTTTCTGCCTCCGGTCTCGGGCGCCTTCCGTGATGCCATTCGTCTGCATCGGACATCGCACGACGAAGGCAAAATTTCATGGAAGGTCAACGTCCAGAACCCTTACCCGAACCGGCTGGCCTTCTCGAAGGTTGGCTCACCCGAGCTGAAGTCGCCGCGCAAATCGGGGTCTCGTCGGACACGCTCGCCCGCTGGGAAACCCGGCGCATCGGTCCGCCCTGCGTGCGGATCGGCCGGAAGGTCCTCTACCGCGCCGAGGCATTTCGCGACTGGCTGACCTCGCGCGAACACGGCCCGATCGGCGGCAAGGCGTCCCATGCGGGAGGTGCGCGATGACTGCGCTGCCCGTCACCGGGCGCCGCGAGGCGCGCGCGCTCGCCGCCAATGCCGTGCTGCTCTCCTATTTCGAGCGCTTCGGCAAATTCCCATCCGACCAGGATCGTCTCTGGCAGCTCGATCCGTTCGAACGGCTCGACCTGATCGGCGACATCGAGCTGAAGCTCGGCGCGGCGTTCCGCGATGCCGACATCGAATTCCTCGAGGACGCCGACGATCTCGTTCACCGCGCCGCGCTGGTGCTGATGAGGGCGCGCCGATGACCAGCCCCTTTGAACGTCACGGCATTGAGCATCTCTCCGCCTCTTCGCTCAACCTCTGGGCCGCGCAGCCGGCGCTGTGGATCATGGAGCGGCTGCTTGGCCGGCGAACGCCGCCCGGCATCACCGCGGCGCGCGGCAAGGCGGTCGAGCACGGAGTTCACCTCGGGCTCACGAATCCCCGCCTCTCGATCGACGAATGCATTGAAGGCGCCGAGCGCGAGTTCATCCGGCAAACGGCGCTCAGCACCGATCCGCGCCGCGAAGACGAGCGCAAGAAGCTTGCGGGCTGGGTCCGCGGCGCGCTTTCCGAACTCAAGCAATACGGCACGCCGGACGGCTATCAGGAGAAGATCGAAGTCCGCCTCGACGACGTGGCCGTTCCGCTGATCGGCTACATCGATTGGCGCTTTTCCGATCATGGCCTGATCGTCGATCTCAAGACGACGGAGCGATTCCCGTCACAGATCGGCGATGCGCACGGGCGGCAAGGCGCCGTCTACGCATCCGCGCACGGCAATTTCGGGATGCGCTTCGCCTACGCGAAACCCGCGCCGGGCAAGACCGACAAGCGCCAGGTCACGGTCTACGAGATGTCGGGCGATGACATCGGCCGCCATCTGTCGGCGCTGCGCACGATCGCGCTCTCGCTTAGCCGCTTTCTCGCGATCTCGAACGATGCACGCGAGCTCGCCGGCCTGATCGTCCCCGACTTCGATGCCTTCTGGTGGTCCGAGCCGTCCACGCGCGCCGCGGGCCGGGAAGTCTTCGGCTTCTGAATCAACCTTCAACGCGAAAGGAGAAACGCAATGGGTCTCAACATCGGTGGTTCCGGCACGATCAAGCCTTACGTCAAATACAATGCGAAAGCCGACAAGTGGTTCGTCCGTTCGCCGGAAGGCGGCGATCAGGAAATCACGCGCCCGACCTTCCTACTCGATCTCAAGAACATCCGAACCGGCTGGCTTCGCTTCCGCGAAGGACAAGCGCCGGAGCGCTTGATCGATCCGTCGCTCGATCGTGCGGCGCCGAGCCCCGGCGAGGATTTCAAGCGCGGGTTTGTGGTGGCCGCCTACAGCCCAAAATTCTTCGGCGGCGCGGTCGAGTTCTCGTCCGCATCAATTCATCTGTCGAATGCGATCCGCGAGCTCTACGCCACCTTCGAGGAACAGAGCGCCAAGGCCGAGAACCGCAGCAAGGTGCCCGTCGTGTCGTGCTCCGGCTCTGAGCCGATGAAGGACAAGTACGGCACCAACTATCGGCCGAAGCTCGACATCGTGAAGTGGGTCGATCGTCCCGACGATCTGCCGGATGAGAGTCCGGTTGACGAAGCCGATGTTTGGAAGGGCGCTGCGCCGGCGGCGAAGCCTGCCCAGCACGTGCCGCCTCCCGCCGCGAAGCCCGCGGCGGAGCCGCTCGCCGAACCCCTGTTCTGATCGAAAGCGCCGGCGAGCTTCGGCTCGCCGGCCGCTCCGCGTGCGCCCACAATGGAAGCTTCGAACGTCCAGCCCATGATCGAGCCCGACCGCGAGCAGATGCGCCGTCATGTGGCCCATCTGTTCGAAGGCTTTCTCGATGGCTGCCACGAAGGACGGATAGAGCTTGCCTGGACGGACGGCCGCGACGGGCGGCTACGCCACGCTGCGATCTTCGGCACCGACCAGCTCGATGAATTGGTCGAACGCGCGCTCGCGGAGAATCGCAGACCGGGGCAGAACGTCTATATCGGCCAGGCGCTTCGCAAGCCTGACATTCCGCCGTTCGGGCGCTGCAAGGACGAAGACTTCCTCGCGCTCACCACCTTCTATGTCGATATAGACGACGACACGACCGCAACTGCGGTCACGAGCTATCGGCATCGCGGTTGCCCGCCCACGGGCGTGGTGGTCACGGGTCGCCAGCCGCATATGCGCGCCCAGATGCTGTGGCGACTCAATCGGCCCGAGCGCGACCCACACGCCTGCCGCATTCAGAACCTCGCGCTTGCGGAAGCGCTCGGCGGCGACACCACGGTGGTGAATCCGAGTCGCGTCATGCGGCTTGGCGGCTCGATCGCCTGGCCGGTCAAGGAAGGCCGCGTCATCGAGCGAACGGATTTCATGACGTTCGATGACGGCCGGCCGAAAGCGTATCTGCCTGAGCAGATCGCCAAGGCATTTCCGCCGACTCAAGCGCCGCTCAGGCCTGAGCGCGGAGCGCCGGTTGATGTGAGCGCGGAAGCCGCCGAAGCGCCTCGCCACTCACATGCATCTCTGCAAATCGGCTCAACGCAAGTCTCCGTCGAAGCCTGCCTTGCGCGGGTCCGTGCCGGCGATCACTGGCACGACAATCTCGTTCGCCTCACGGGCCACTGGATTGCCCGCGGCTGGTCTGACGCGGAAATCCTCACCGCGGCGGAAGCGCTGACGCTTCCCGGCTACACGATCGCGCAGACCCGTCGCGAGATTGGCTCGATGATCGCCGGCGGGCGCCGGAAGTGGGGCATCGAGAACCCTGAACATGCCGTCGATGACAAGCCCGCACCCGGCATCGATCTCCTGCAATGGACGGCGGACCGATACGCCGGCGAAGCACGTCCAATAAGCTGGCTCTGCCGCGGCACGATCCCGCTCGGCGTGGCGGCGCTGATCGCCGCCATGGGCGGCCTCGGCAAAAGCTATCTCGCCCTCGATCTTGCGCTTCAAATCGCCGCCGGCGTCGCGGGGCTCGAACAGCCGCGCAAGATTCTCGGGGGCCGGATCGCGATCGAAGGCACCGCGGTAGTGATCACGGCCGAGGACAGCTTCGATGCCGTGCACCGGCGGCTCAACCGCATTGATCCCGAGGCGCGCCGGTTGCGCCGTCCGAAGCGGCTGATCGTATTGCCGCTGCCGGACGCCGGCGGGCCGCGCCCTTTGATCGCCACCAACGGCAAGGCCCTCGCGCGCACGCCCTTCTTCGATGACCTCAAACGCCAGCTCATGCAATTGCCGGAGCTGCGGCTCGTCGTGATCGACCCGTTGCAGGCTTTCGTCCTGGCGGACGTGAACGCCGATCCCGCCGCGGCGCAGTTCCTGTGGTCAGCAATGGCCGAGCTCGCCACCGCGACCGGCGCCACGATCCTGCTCACGCATCACATGCGCAAAGACGGCATGCTCCGCATCGCCGACGGCGATGATGCGCGCGAGGCGATCCGCGGCACCACGGCGCTCGTTGACGGCGCGCGGCTCGCATACACGCTTTGGAAATTCGACGACGAGGCTGCGCGACCGATCTGCAATACGCTCCAGATCCCGTTCGAGCGCGGGCGCATCGTCCGTGGCGCGGTCGTCAAGGCAAACGACGAAGCCGACTATAACGCCCACACCTACACGCGCGAGGACAGCGGGCTGCTGGTCCAGCTCGAGACGGAACCCGGCGCCGGCGCCGAGCCCGAGTTCACGATGGCGCAGGCGCGTGAGGTGCTGAAGGAAATCCAGCGGCGCTTCGACGACGGCACGCCGTTCTCCCATTCGCCGCGCGGCGGCGCGCGCTACCTCGGCCACTACCTCGTCCAGCACGCGAGGATGGCCCGCAAGGCCGCAGACAAGCTCGTCGCCGACTGGCTCACCAACGGCGTCGTCACGATCGGTGTGAGCGACCGCAAGGCGAAACTGAACGGGCTGAGGGTCGCGCAATGGCTTTGAAAGGGCGGCGGAGACAGCGGAGACACCCTTCCTAAATCACTGATTTTGCTTGGCGGAGAAGAAGGCGGAGACGCGGAGACACCATGCATAACTCATTGAAAACAAAGCGGCGACAGGCGGGAAGAAATATCCCCCATACCCCCTGCGCGCGTCGCCGCCGGTGCGCGGCGGCTCGCGCGCCATGGCTCAGGCTGGCGCCATGAGGCGCGCGACGCGAGCCTTGAGTCCGATCGCCGATGCGATGGCGCCCTCGACGTATCGCATTCAGGCGATGGTCGATGGCCTCGACCAGGTGGCGCTCGCGATGGAACGCAAGTGGGGCGTCGGTCGCCTTCGGCTGCTCGTCTCGGATTTCCTCCGCGCGAAATTCGACGAACAGAAGGATCGGCTCGATGCGGCCCTGCGCTCGGGCGAAGAACGCTTCGTCGCCGCGCAAGTCGAAGGGATGCGGCGCGCCTGGGATGCGCTTGACCGCGCCGCGCACGAAGCCGGGGCGAAGCCGCTCGCGCCGCAGGTCTGGGAATGTGTCCTCCCTTCGACCGGCGAAATCATCTCGCTCGTTCGCAGTGAAGACGAAGCCCACCACGTTGCGCGCGAAGGCCGCGTGTTCACCACGGCCGAGATCGCGATCCTGATCGAGGCGCTCGGCGAGGACGTTCTCACCGTCAAGCAGAAATTCCCCGGCGCCGCCGTCACCGGCATTCGTCGCAAAGCGCCGATCGATTGGTCGCGCGGAGATGAAATCCCGTTCTGAAGTTTGGAGGACCCATGCTCGCCGTTGCCCTTGCCGAACCAATTCAAACGCCGCCGGCGCCGCGTGTCGCCACGCTTCCGCCGCGTGCCATCCTCGCGCTCGATCTCGGCTCGCGCTGCGGCTGGGCGGTGCTGCCCCGCTCGGGCCGCATCGCTTCCGGCGTGAGCGAGTTCAGGCCCGGCCGCTTCGAAGGCGCCGGCATGGCGTTCCTCCGATTCGAGCGGTTTCTGGCCGACGCGACGAATGCCTCGGGGCCGTTCGGTGTCGTGGTGTTCGAAGAGGTTCGCGCGCATGCCGGCACACTCGCCGCGCAGGTTTACGGCGGTTTCCTCGCCCATCTCACCGCGTGGTGCGAGAGGCATGCGGTGCCCTATCTCGGCGTGCCGGTCGCAACCATCAAGCGCCATGCTACCGGCAAGGGAAACGCATCGAAAGACGACGTGATCAAGGCCGTGCGCGCCCGCGGCCATGCGCCGAAGGACGACAACGAGGCCGATGCGCTCGCCATCCTCGATTGGGCGATCTCCAACGGGATCGGAACATGACCATGGGCAGGGCAGAATTCTTCGACGAGCTCGCCGATGTCCTCACCGATCGCGAAGACCAATACGGCGCTCCCGCCAAGCTGTTCGACGAGATCGCGCGCATCTGGACGGTGATCTTGAGCTTCCAAGTCGAACCCGAGCAGGTCGCCTTGTGCATGATAGGCGTGAAGCTCGCGCGGCTCAGCCACAACTGGTCGCACGCCGATAGCATCAAAGATGTCGCCGGCTATGCGGCCATCCTCTCCCAACTGGTCAGCGAGGCCCGCGCGAGATGAAATACACGCCCAAGGACATCGAGGAACGATTCGAAGAGGCAGCGTCAACGCTCCGCCGCCTGCCCGACACCCGTGTGCCAGGCTACTTCAGCACATGGCCACCGATGATCCGAGCCGCCGTCGAAGCCTACGGCTACGATCCTGCGCGGATGCCGCGGATCGCGCCTACGCCGCAGGCGATCAGCCGCATGGAGGAGACATTCACGTGGCTCACGTGGCTTGAACCCGACGACGCCCGGATCGTGTGGCTGCGGGCCGAGGGCGTTCGCTGGAAGCCGATCTGCTGGCGCGTTGGCCTATCGCGCGCCGTAGCATGGCGGCGGTGGGTTGCGTCGCTGATCACCATCGCAAACCGGCTCAATTCCAAGTACTTCGCGGGCGTCAAGAAGGGCCGCAAGAAAGGCGTGACCGCAACCATCGACGAAGCACGTCGCGAAGGCCTGCTTTAGTCAGCGTATAAACCGCAAAACACGTCGAACTTTTGGCTTCAACAATGAAACGCTTTTCGGCATGTTTGCTGGCATGATCGCGGGACGCGCGCCCGCCCATCCCCGCCGGCATTAGGTTCTTCTCACCGCCGAGCGTATGCGGGCGGCAAAGGCCCGATCGAAATCTAGCGACAGGCACGAATTCCGGTTGCGCACCTTGGGTGCGCACCTTCGGGTGCGCGGTGCGCACAAGCGCCGGCGCAACGGAGAAATCGCTTGCAAATCGAGACGCGGCCGATCGAGCGGCTGATCCCCTATGTTCGCAACGCGCGGACCCATTCGGAGGAGCAGATCGCGCAGATCGCCGCATCGATTGCCGAATTCGGTTTCGTAAACCCCGTGCTGATCGGCGCTGACGATGTGATCGTGGCCGGCCATGGCCGCGTGCTCGCGGCGAAGCGCCTCGGTCTCACGGAAGTGCCGGTGATCGTGCTCGATCACCTGAGCGAAGCGCAGCGCCGCGCGCTCATCATCGCCGACAACCGGATCGCGGAGAACGCCGGCTGGGACGAGGCGATGCTTCGCGCCGAACTCGCCGCGCTTCGCGAGGATGAATTCGATTTGGATGTGCTCGGCTTCAGCGACGCCGACCTGCTGCGCATCCTTGATTCAATCGACGGCGCCACGCTAGGGGGCAAGGACGCCGACGAGACCGGCTCTCCTCCCGCCGGATCGTCGGCGTCCGAGCCGTCCGCCACCTTGGCCGAGCGGTTCGGGATTCCGCCATTCAGCGTGCTCGATGCCCGCAAGGGCTGGTGGCAGGATCGCAAGCGAGCCTGGATCGACCTCGGTATCCGCTCCGAACTTGGGCGCGGCGCGGCTCCCGGCGGCAGCCCACGCCCGCTTGATCGCGAGCGGATCGCAAAGGCGGCAGCGCCGGGCGGTTCACCCTTGCCGGCCGCCGATTATTCCAAATCAAAGGCCCGCGGCGACGGGCGCGGCCGGCAATTGCAATGACGAATCTCACCTTCGCCAAGGGTGTTCGCGACGCCGAGGATCTCGATCCGGTTTCGCAAGCGATCCTCGAGGTCGGATCGGGCACATCGATCTTCGATCCGGTGATTTGCGAGATCGCCTATCGCTGGTTCTGTCCGCCGAATGGCACCGTGCTCGATCCGTTTGCCGGCGGTTCGGTGCGCGGCGTCATCGCCTCCCGGCTCGGGCGCCGCTATATCGGCATTGAGCTCCGCTCCGAGCAGGTGGCCGCCAACATCGCGCAGCTTAATCTTGCGGGCGATCCGACGCCCGAATGGCGGCAAGGCGATGCGCGCCAGATCGCGCGGCTCGCAGCCGACATCGAAGCCGATCTGATCTTCTCGTGTCCGCCTTATTGGAATCTTGAACGCTATTCGGACGATCCGGCCGATCTCTCGAACATGGGCCGCGAGGATTTCTTCGCAGCCTATGGCGCGATCATCCGCGATGCGGTCGCCCGGCTTCGCAACGATCGCTTTGCGGTCTGGGTGATCGGCGATGTTCGTGACGAGGACGGCTGCTACGTGAACCTGCCAGGCCGGACGGTCGAGGCATTCGAGGCGGCCGGCGCGCGATTCTACAATGACGCGATCCTTGTGACGGCGGTCGGCTCGTTGCCGGTGCGTGTCGGGCGGCAATTCGAGGTCTCGCGCAAGCTCGGGCGCACGCATCAAAACGTGATGGTGTTCGTGAAGGGCGATCCGCGCAAAGCGACCGAAGCCTGCGGCCCGGTCGAGTTCGGCGAGATCGCGCAAGGAGACGAACTTGACGCAGGGTAGCGCATTGGCAGCGCGCGCGGCTCATACCCGCGAGGCAGCCGGTTCGATTCCGGCCCCTGCAACCAGTCCTGCCGTCGTCGAGCATGGCGGCGTACTCGTCGTTCGGGACGATCTCTATCCGGGCGGAACGAAGGCGCGCTTCATCGGTGCGTTCTTTCGCGGCGCCGGGGAAGCAGTCTATGCCAGCCCCGCGGAAGGCGGTGCGCAGACGGCGCTTGCAACCGTTGCCCGCCAGCTCGGCAAGCGGGCGACAATCTTCGTTGCCCAGCGTATCCGCCCGCACCCGCGCACGCTCGAAGCGGCGCGGCTCGGCGCGAAGATCGTGAGCGTCCAGCCGGGATATCTCTCGGTCGTTCAGGCGCGCGCCCGCGAGTATTGCGAGCGAACCGGCGCAGCGCTCGTGCCGTTCGGCGTCGATGTGGAATTTGCAGTCGAGGCGATTGCTTGTGCTGCGGCCTCGCTTCGCATCGAGCCGGATGAAGTCTGGTGCGCGGCGGGTTCGGGCGTTCTTGCCCGCGGTCTCGCTAAGGCTTGGCCGAACGCACGCCGGCATGTGGTGCAGGTCGGGCGTGCCTTGAACGCCGCCGACGTGGCAGGCGCGACAATCCACGACTATCCGCTTCCGTTCGGCCGAGAGGCGCGCATTCGCCCGCCATTTCCGTCCGACCCGCACTATGACGCGAAAGCCTGGGAGCGATGCGCGGCCCGGAAGGGTCCGGGCCGCGTCCTCTTCTGGAATGTTGCCGGGCCGGCGCGGCCCTAACTCAGGCGGCTTGCCGGCGCGCCTCAAGTGCGATGATGCAAAGATCGCGGTAGCGCGCGATGGCTTTCGGGCTTGAACTGACCGGGTTGATCTCGAAGGCACGCAGCCCCTTGATGTCGCCGGACTTAGCGAGTTCGACTACGCTCGCAAGCTTGTTGCGGAAACGCTTGTGCGTCTCGGCACTGAAGTCAGGCGGCTCGGGAAGCTTGCCCTCGCGCGCGGCGGCCTCGATCGCGGCGCGCTTGCCCTGCGGGCGCTGCTTGCCGGCCGGCTGCGGCTCTCGCGATGCATCGGGAGTAAGCTTCGCATCGCGCGGGTCGGCGTGCTTCGAGTGCTGCTTAAGGCGCCACGTGAAGCCTTCCTTCGCCTTCACGATGTCGATCTCGTCGAGATCGTGACCGGCCGCCTCGGCGGCACGCTGCGCATTGAATTTCTTGGCATAGGTCTTCATCGAACCCTCCTTGCTCTCGGTTGGAATGTGGTCGGTGACGAGCGCCGAGCGGCCCTCGGCGTCGATGGCGTAGATCAGGGCGCGGCGCCCATAGGGGTGTTCGGCTTCAAGGCTCGGCGCGGCATCGTTCCGCGCTTCGCTCAAGGTTCGCGCGGAAGCGTGTGCGTATTTGCCTCGGCCAATGAAGAGCGCGATGTCGAACCGGATCGCATTGGCGATAATCGCGGCATCGCGCTCGGTCGGCGGATGAACTTTCGGCATTGATTGCCCTCCGTTTGACACGAGCACTCAGGCTCGACCGGCGAAGGAGAGCAACTGCTAAGTCACTGGTTTTCTGAGCATATCGGGAGCGCTGGAGCAGCATGGGTCTGTCCCGCAGGGCTTATGCGCGCCACCGCGGCGTAGCCGAGAACGCCGTCCGGAAAGCGATCGCCTCGGGCCGGATCACGCTCGAAGCCGACGGAACCATCGATCCCGAAAAGGCGGACCGCGATTGGGCCTCCCGCACCGATCCTTCGCAGCAACGCGGCGTGCACGCGCAGCGGACCGACAATGCCGCTGCCGATTCCGGCAAAGCAGTCCCGCGCGCCGCGATCGATGTCGTTCGGAAGGCGCTGCGCGATTCCGGCACGAAGCCGGAAGGCGATGTGACCTTCCTCCGCGCGCGCACCGCTAACGAAGTCATCAAGGCGCAGGAACGGAGCGTCCGCCTCGCAAAGATCAAGGGTGAGCTCGTCGATCGGGCGCGCGCGGTCGCGACCGTGTTCGGCCTCGCGCGCCGCGAACGCGACGCCTGGGTGCAATGGCCGGCGCGCGTCGCCGCGCTGATGGCCAACGAGCTGCACGTCGATCCGCACGCCATGGAAACGGTGCTTGATAAGCATGTTCGCAGGCACCTCGCCGACCTCTCCGAAATCCGGGTCGAACTCCGGTGAAGGCTTTGAAGGCGAAGCTGACATCATCCGCGCCTGGGCGCGCGGCCTCGCACCCGACCCATCGCTGACGGTTTCGGAATGGGCGGACCGGTATCGAATTCTCTCGTCTCGCGCATCCTCCGAAGCGGGGCGCTATCGCACCGACCGCACGCCCTACATGCGCGACATCATGGATGCTCTGTCGCCGTCTCATCCGGCGCGGCGGATCGTGTTCATGTCCGGCGCACAGCTCGGCAAAACCGAAGCCGGCAATAATTGGATCGGTTACTGCATCCATCAGGTGCCCGGACCGTTTCTTGCGGTCCAGCCGACAACGGAATTGGCAAAGCGGCTTTCGCAGCAGCGGATCGAGCCGCTGATCGAGGAAAGCCCCGAGCTGCGCGAGATCGTGATGCCGGCCCGCGCCCGCGATTCCGGCAACACGGTCCTCGCCAAGCGATTTGCCGGCGGACAGCTCGTGCTTACCGGCGCGAACAGCGCGGTCGGCCTTCGCTCGATGCCGGCGCGCTGGCTCTTCCTCGACGAAGTGGACGCCTATCCGGGCGATGTCGAAGGCGAAGGCGATCCCGTCGCCTTGGCCGAAGCGCGGACGCGGACATTCGGACACCGCCGGAAGGTCTTCATGGTCTCGACGCCGACGATCAAGGGATTGTCGCGCATCGAGCGCGAATTCGAAGCGACGGACCAGAGACGCTATTTCGTTCCGTGCCCGCATTGCAGTCACATGCGATGGCTTCGCTTCGAGCGCCTGCGCTGGGAGAAGGGCCAGCCGGAAACGGCCGAGTACGTTTGCGAGAACTGCGAGCGCGGCATTGCAGAACATCACAAGACGGCAATGCTCGCTTCAGGCGAATGGCGCGCGACCGCGGAATGCTCCGATCCGCATGTGATCGGCTTTCATATCTCAGGGCTCTATTCACCGGTCGGCTGGCTTTCCTGGGAGCAAATCGCCCGTGAGTGGGAAGCCGCGCAGGGCAACGACGCGGCGCTCAAGGCCGCCAAAAACACGCTCCTTGGCGAGTCATGGCAGGAGCGAAGCGAAGCGCCGGACTGGAAGCGGCTCTATGAGCGCGAGAAGGATCATGCGCTGCGGACCGTGCCGTTCGGCGCCCTCGTGCTCACGGCCGGCGCCGACATCCAGCATGATCGCATCGAGATCGATGTGTGGGCGTGGGGCCGCGGCCTCGAAAGCTGGCTCGTCGATCACATCGTTATCGACGGCGATACGTCGCGCGCGACGGTCTGGGATGACCTGACTCGGCTCCTTGCCGCCGAATGGAAACATGCAGGCGGCGCGCCGATGCGGATCGCACGGCTTGCGATCGATTCCGGCGACGGCCGTTCGACATCGCAGGTCTATGCCTGGGTGCGCAAATTCGGCGCGGGCGTCGCCGCCGCTATCAAGGGCGTTGACGGCTTCGATCGATCCTCGCCGGTGGACGGCCCGACCTTCGTCGATGCGACGGAGGACGGACGCAAAATCCGGCGCGGTGTCCGGCTATGGAAGGTTTCGGTCGCGGTGTTCAAATCCGAGACCTATCGCTTTCTTCGGCTCGAGCGGCCGATGGCCGAGGAGCTCGCGGAAGGCATCGCTTTCCCCGACGGCTTCATTCATTTGCCCGCGGGAATCTCGGCCGAATGGGTCAAGCAGCTCACCGCCGAGCAACTGGTCACGGTTCGTGACCGGCGCGGCTTCACGAAACTTGAATGGCGGCAGATGCGGGAGCGCAACGAGGCCCTCGATTGCCGGGTCTATGCGCGCGCCGCCGCCTGGATGCTCGGCATCGATCGCTGGGCGGATGCGAAGTGGAAGTCGCTTGAGCAGCAAGTGGCGGCCGATCGCGCGCCCGAACAAATGGCCGGCGAGGTGCGGCTCCGAGCAGCACCAACCGAGAAGCGCAAATCGAACTGGCTCAGTGGCCGCGAAAGTGGATGGTTCCGATGACATGGACGCAAGCCGAACTCGATGCGCTGAAAGCCGCTTATGCGAGCGGGACCACGCGCGCCACCTATGAGGGAAAGACGGTCGAATACGATTCCGAGGCCGCGCTCCTGCGGCGCATCCAGATCATCGAGGGCGTGATCAACGCTGCCGCGGGAACGGCGCGGCCGATTGCTGGCTTTGCCTCGTTCGGCCGCGGCGACAAATGAGCGCGCAGATTTCGGCGACGAGGCTTGACCGCGCGATTGCCGCCATTGCCCCGCGCCTTGCAATCAAGCGCCTCGTCGCACGCCAGGCGTTCGAGAACATGGCGCGGCGCGCCTACGATGGCGCTGCCGGCGGGCGGCGAACGGACGGCTGGCGCGCGACCGGATCGTCGGCCGACGCCGAAATTGCCTCGGCCGGCGCGATCCTGCGCAACCGCATGCGCGACCTCGTGCGCAACAATCCACATGCCGCCAAGGCGGTAAGCGCCTGGGTGAGCAACATCGTCGGCGACGGGATCACCCCGCGCGCGAAGACCGGCAATCCGACCCTGGACCGCAGGATCAATGACCTGTTCGCCGAATGGTCGAAGGTCTGCGACGCCGACGGGCGCTGCGATTTCAACGGGCTGACCACGCTTGCGGTGCGTGAGATGGTCGAAGCGGGCGACGTGTTCGCGCGCCGGCGCATGCGCCGCGTTGAGGATGGCTTGCCCGTTCCGCTGCAAATTCAATTGAACGAGGCGGATCACCTGGATGAATCGAAGATCGACGGGCGGCCGGACGGAAGCCGCACCGTGCGGGGCATCGAATATGACGCGATCGGCAACCGCCGCGCTTATTGGCTCTTCCCGGACCATCCGGGCGACATCGCAGTTCCGCTCTCCCGCTACGCCACGTCGATCCGCGTGCCGGCGGAGGGCGTGATCCACCTCTTTGCCCGCGACCGCGTGCAGCAGCGGGGCGTGCCATGGGGCGCGCCGGTCATGCGCGCGCTGCGCGATCTCGACGACTGGACGAATTCCGAGCTTGTCCGCAAGAAAACCGAAGCCTGCCTCGTCGGAATCGTCACTGCAGGGGACGATGCCGAACAGGGCGTCGCGCCTTCGGTCGTCGATTCCGATGGTCGCGTGATCGAGCAGTTCGAACCCGGCCTGATCGCCTATGCGAGAGGCGGGAAGGACATCAAGTTCAACCAGCCGGCGGCGACCGCAGGCATCAGCGAGTGGCTGCGAGCGCAACTCCATATCGTTGCGGCCGGGTTTCGGCTGCCTTACGAGCTGCTGACCGGCGATCTAAGCCAAGTCAATTATTCATCGATCCGCGCCGGCATCGTCGAATTCCGCCGGCTCGTATCCGCGCTCCAATGGCAGATCGTGATCCCGATCTTCTGCCAGCCGATCTGGGACTGGTTCATCGCGGCGGCATACGCGGCCGGGTTGATCCCGGTCGCGACCGCAGGAGTCGAATGGGAGCCGCCGAAGTTCGAATATCTCAATCCGCTCGATGACGCGCGTGCCGACCTGATGATGGTGCGCATGGGCGCAACCTCGTTGCGCCGCGTCGTCGCCCGGCAAGGCGAAAATCTCGACGATATCCTCGCGGAAACGAAAGCGACGAACGATGCGGTCGATGCGCTCGGCATCGTGATCGACAGCGATCCGCGCAAGGTGACGCAGCAAGGGCTCTATCAGCCCGAGACCGCGGCGCAGCCCGCAAAGGCCTGAAGCACATGAAAAGCGAACTCAATCTGCCGCTGCTCACGCGGGCGGCGGAGCTATTGCCTGCGTCCTTCAATGAAGAGGCGCGAACGGTCGAGGTGATCTGGTCCACGGGCGCGCGGGTGCGCCGCTACGGCTTCTTCGACACCTACGACGAGGAGCTGTCGCTCGATCCCGGCGCGGTGCGCCTGGAGCGGCTGAATGCCGGCGGGCCATTCCTGGCCGATCACAAGGCTTCCGTCGCTTCGGTACTCGGCTCGGTCGTTCCGGGCAGCGTTGCGATCGAGAAAGGCCGCGCGGTCGCGGCGATCCGTTTGACCGAGCGCGAGGATGCCGCCGGCATCGTCAGCGACATCCGCGCCGGCCACATCAAGGCGGTCTCGGTCGGCTATCGCGTCCATAAATACGAGATCACCGAAAGCGACAACGGGCCTGACCTCTATCGCGCGGTCGATTGGGAACCCCTCGAAATTTCTGCGGTCCCACTCGGGGCCGATCCCGGCGCCGGCTTCCGCTCCGCGGAAGCGGTCAATCCTTGCATCGTGATCCGGGCCGATGCGCCGAAGGCCGCCGCAACGGCCGCAACAAAGGAGGCCGACATGGCCGACGAAAACGCGCGCGCCGAGAACACCGACGGCGCGGAAGTCCAGAACGCAAATCAGAACGGCAGCGCGGCCGAGACGCGTGTCGATAACGTCAGCGCTGTCGATCCGGCAATGGCCGATCAAGTGCGCGCGCAGGAGCAGGAGCGCATCACCACGATCGCCGGCCTGGTCGATCGGTTCAAGCTCGAACGCTCGCTCGCCGACGATCTGATCAAGCGCAACGTATCGGTCGCGGATGCACGGAAAGTCATCCTCGACAAACTCGCCGAGCGCGACGCCCGCGGGGTCGGCCATTCGCAAGTCTCGATGCCGGCCGGCGGCCTCGACGCGACCGTCACGCGCCGGGAGGCGCTCGCTGAGGCGATCCTGCATCGCGCGCAACCGCAAGCGTTCCCGATGACCGACCGCGCCCGCGAGTATCGCGGCATGCGGCTGATCGACGTGGCTCGGGATTGCCTTGAGACTGCCGGCACGCGCACGCGCGGCATGACGCCGAACGAGATCGCCTACACGGCAACGCGCAGCTCCGGCCTGCAATCCACGTCCGACTTCCCGCTGATTCTTGCGGCCGTCGCGGGCAAGCGGTTGCGCCAAGCCTATGCCGGCACGCCACGCACCTTCACGATGTGGGCGCGCGGCGTGACTGCCACTGACTTCAAGCCGATGTATCCGACGCAGGTTGGCAACTTCCCGGCGCTCAAGCCTGTGATGGAAGGGGCCGAGTTCAGCTACGGCTCGATTGCGGAAGGGCGCGAGTCCTATCAGCTCGCGACCTACGGCCGGATCGTCGCGCTCACCCGGCAGGCGATCATCAACGACGACCTGCGCGCTTTCGATCGAGCGCTCGGCACCGCCGGTCAGCGTGCGGCCGATCTCGAATCGGCCATCGTCTACAACGTGCTGCTCGCCAATGCGAACCTCGCCGATGGATCGGCCCTCTTCCATGCCAACCACGGAAACGTCGGCACCGCGGGCGTGATCAGCGAAACGTCTTGGTCCGAAGCCTGGGAGAAGATGACCCAGCAGAAGGACTTGGGCGACGCGACCGGAGCGGACAAGGAATATATCGATGCCCGGCCGCGCTTCGCGCTTGTCCCGCCCGGCCAGCGCGCCATCGAAGCGCGGAAGATGATTGCCGCAACGACGCCCGCCAAGAGCGCCGACGTGAACCCGTTCACCGGCGCCTTGCAGGTCATCGAGGAGCCGCGGCTGTTCAAGACCGGCGGGCCGCAGCCCTGGTATCTCGCGGCCGATCCGAACCTCGTCGATACCGTCGAGTTCGCACACCTCGAAGGCCAGACCGAGCCGTTCCTCGACCAGCGCGCGGGCTTCGAGGTCGATGGCGTGGAGATCAAAATACGGCACGACTTCGCGGCCAAGGCGCTCGACTTCCGAGGGCTCTTCTACAACGCCGGCGTCTAAAGCCGGCGCGATCCATGGCAGCCATTGGGGCCGCTTCGGCGGCCATCTTCTTTTGAGGAGACAAGGCAATGAAGAATTTCGTTCAGGCCGGCGACACCATCACCGTTCCCGCGCCTTACGATCGAGGCTCCGGACAGGGCGCCAAGGTCGGCCAGATCTTCGGCGTGTGCACCGGCGATGCATTGAGCGGCGCAGACGTGGCGCTCAAGACGACCGGCATCTTCGATTTGACCAAGGCCGGCTCGCAGGCATGGACCGTCGGCGCGCTCGTCTATTGGGACGACACGAACAAGCGCTGCACGACTGTTGCGAGTGGCAACCTTCTTATCGGAGCGGCTACCGCAGCCGTTGACAACGCGGCCGGTTCGACGACCGGCCGCGTTCGGCTCAACGGGGTCGCACGCGCGAACGAGGCTTAATCGTGCAAGCGGCTTTCGCCGCGGCGATCGACGCGATCTTTCGAGACGGGAATATCGCGGAGGACGCACTTTGGCGTGCGGGCGGTCTGGGCAGCGGTCAAACCGTCCGGATCGTCCGCAAGTCGCCTGATGAGGTGGTCGGGTTCGGCGCAAGCCGCGCGGCGATGGCAACCGTGCTGATCGACGTGCGTGTCAGCGAGGTCGCCTCGCCTGTGGCGGGCGATAGCGTCGAGATCGATGGCGAGCTCTTCGACATTATCGGCACGCCGGTGCGGGACAGCCTTGGCCTCGTCTGGACCTGCGAAGCATCGGCGCGTGCTTGACCATGCGGTTCAGCTTCACGGCGGATGATCCGCGTGGTGTGCTCAAACGCGCTTACGACGATACCGAACAGGCCGTCTCGGCGGCCATGAACGATGTGCAGGCCGGCCTCAAGGACGAGCTGCGCGAACAGGTGGTCTCGGCCGCCATGGGCGCGCGCCTCGCGAGGACATGGCGGGGCAAGCGGTTTCCCGAAAGCCAGCCGAGCATCAATTCGGTGGCCTATGTGTGGACGCGGGCTCCCGACATCGTGGACGCGTTCGAGCGCGGCGTACCGATCATCGCGCGTAACAGACGGTTTCTCGCGGTGCCCACGAAGGACGCCGGCGTCAGCCATACGAGCGTCAAGAACAAGCGGCTCACGCCGGCGATCTGGGAAACGGAAACGGGCGTCAAGCTCCGCTTCGTGCCACGCGGCAGCCACGCGCTGCTCGTGACCGATGCGTCTTACGTGCGCCAGCCGGCGCGCTGGCGCCGGCGAAAATCCTTCAAACCGATCCGGACGCCTTTGAGCGGCGGCAGGCGGTTTCTGGTGATTTTCGTTCTCGTTCCGATCGTGCGGCCGGGCAAGCGATTCGATGTCGAGGGCGCGGGAAACCGCTGGGCGGACCGTGTGGACGGTCTGATTGCGCAGCATTGGAGATAGGCCATGCCAAGCCGGCGCGAAGAGGTGCTCGACGCGATCAAGACCTTGATCGCCGGCGCGCTGCCGAACGCCGAGGTCAAGCGCAATCTCGACAAGCCCGAGCGCATTCCGCCGGGCGGCCTGGTGATCATCCGAGACGGCGATCCGGGCGAGCCCGAGGTTCTGCTTTCGCCGCTGACTTACGTCTATGAGCATCGCGTTCCGATCGAACTCGCGGCGTTCGCGTCCGCCTCGCTGACGCGCGAGCAGACGGTCGATCAGATGCTGTCCGCGATCGGCACGGCCGCAATGGCCGACCGGACGCTCGGCGGCTTGTGCGACTTCATCGAAACGGAAGCGCCCACGTCCGACGACATCGAGACGGCGGGCGCGATGTCCGGCCGGTGGGCCGATGCGGCGATCATCGCCGGCTACGCCACCGCCAACCCGCTCACCTGAACATTAAACAACGGAGGCTCTCATGGCCCGCGCTCGCGGCGCCAATGCCGTCATGGCGTTGGCGTTCGAATCCGCTTATGGCACGCCGCCCGGCTCGGGCTTCAAACGTGTCCCCTTCGTCTCGGCCGCACTCGGCGAACAGCAGAACCTGATCGAGAGCGACCTCCTCGGCTACGGTCGCGATCCGCAGCAGCCCGCGCGCGACGTGATCAATAACGATGGCGACGTGGTGGTCCCGTTAGACTTACGGAATTTCGGCTATTGGCTGAAATTGCTGCTCGGCGCGCCGGCAACCACGCAAGGCACCGCTGCCAGCGGCAGCTTCACCTTCGACGCGCAGCCGGCGAACAACAGCACGATCTCGATCGGCGGCGCGGATTGGACGTTCGTTTCTAGCGCCCCCTCCGGCGACGAAAGCCTGATCGGAGCGACGCTACTTGAAACGCTCACCAACGCGGTGATCGGCCTGAACAAGAGCGCCACTGCGGCGCTCGTGGCACAGACCTACTCGCTCAACCTGGCCGGCAACGCGATCATCGTGACGTCCGACACCATCGGCATCGGCGGCAATTCGGTGGCGCTCGATGCCTCGACCGCACCGGACTCGAACGCCACCGCTTCCGGCGCGACGCTTGCCGGCGGCTCCGCATCCGGACCGTACAACCACGTCTTCACGTCCGGCGCCTTGTCGCTTCCATCCGCGGCCATCGAGATCGGAATGCCCGACGTGCCGAGCTACGGCATGAATTTCGGAGCGATGGCCGACAAGCTGTCGATCCAGCTGCAACGCTCGGGCCTTCTCAACGGCACGATCAGCGTGATCGCGCAGGGTGAGACGCGCAACGGCGCTTCCGGCGCAGGCTCGCCCACCGAGCAAGCGATCGAGCGCTTCACCCAGTTCACCGGTCAAATCCGCCGCGACGGTGTGCCGCTCGGCAATGTGGTGTCGGGACAATTCAGCTATGCGAACGGCCTCGACAAGGTGGAGGTGATCCGGCCCGACGGACGTATCGCCGGCGCCGATCCCGCGATGCTCGCCGTCACCGGGCAGGTGGGCGTGCGCTTCGCCGACACCTCGCTCCTCGATTTGGCCGTCGCGGGCACGCCGATCGAGCTCGTGTTCGAATGGTCGATTGCGGCCGGCAAGCTGCTGCGTTTCACCGTGCACAACGTGAACCTGCCGAAGCCGAAGCTGCCGATCACCGGTCCGGCCGGCGTGCAGGCGACCTTCGACTGGCAGGCGTCGGAGCACCCGGTTCTGGCAAAGACCTGCACGGCAACGCTGGTCAACGACCTATCCGCCTACTGATCCATCCGCTCGCCTCGCGAGCCGTTTCCAACCAACCGAGGACAACGATGCTGAAACTCGCCGCGCGCGAGCGCGATCCCTATTGGCTTGATCTCTTTCCCGGCGTTCGGATCAAGGTTCGCCCGATCACCGTCGCCGCCATCATCGCCGCACGGCAGGCTGCGGCCGAGGCAATGAAGACGGCGGCGGACGACGGCATCTTCCTGGGCAGCGCCGCCTTCACGCGCTCGGTCGCGCGCTGGGGCATTCTCGAATGGCAGGGTGTCGGAGACGCCGACGGCGCGCCGGTCGAGCCCACGCCCGAAAATATCGATGCGCTGCTTGAGCACTGGCAGGCTTTCGATGCCGTTGACCGGCTCTATGTCGCTCCGGCTCTGATCGGTATCGACGAAAAAAACGCATCCTCGCTCTCGCCGAATGGCACTTCGGCGGGGGCGAAGCCTATTGCGCGGCGTGCCCGGAAACGTGCGCCGACTGCCCTTACCTAGAACACGCGCTGAAAACGGACGACGGCAAGGCCGCCTGGGAGGTCTTCCGCCGCTCGGCCGGGCAGGTGCGCGCCGTAATGGGCGGGGTCTACGGCCTCGACTTCGGCGCCGTGCTTCTCCTCGCCGACGCCATGGGCGCGCTCTCCCCCATCCTCGTCGATGCCCTTGCCGAGATCGAGCCGCTGATCGTGCGCGCCTATGCGAAGGACTCTAGCTCGTGACCGATCGCAACGTCTCGATCCGCATCGGCGTCACGGGCCGGGATGAGGTCAAGCGCGCCTTCGACGATATCGGCAAGGCCGGCCAGGACGCGTTCAATAAAACCGCATCCGCGATCGATGCTGCGGGCGCGGCCACCGACCGCGAGACCCAGCGCTTGCAGCGCCTTGCGCAGGCCGCGCGCCAAGCGGCGAGCGCCGACGAGGCCCAGCGCAAATTCAATGCCATCCTGGGCGTCGGCGCGCCGACTGCCGGTTCGGCCCGCGACTCGGCACGCGTGTTCGAGGAAGCGGCGAAGGCCGCCGAGGACCTCGAAACGCGCACCAAGGCGTTGCGCACGCAAATCGATCCGCTCGGCGCCGCGCAGGCGAAGCTCAATGCCGAGATCGCCGAGGCCAATGCGCTCTTCAAAGCGGGCGCAATCTCGGCGCAGGAACAGGCGGCGGCGCATCAGCTTGCGCGCAATCGCTTCGACGCCACCGCCAAAGCGTTGAAAGGCGTCGGCGACGGCTCGCGGCTCGCCAGTTACCAGATCGTCAATCTCGGCTATCAGCTCAACGACGTGGTGGTCGGCCTTGCGAGCGGGCAACGGCCGCTGACCGTGCTCGCCCAACAGGGCACGCAGATTGCGCAAATCTTCGCCGGGTCGGGTGTGGGCGTCGGCGGCGTGCTCAAAGAGCTCGGCCGCGTCGTTATCGGCCTGGTGTCGCCTACGACGCTGCTTGTCGCCGGCCTCGCCGCCGTCGGCGGCACCGCGCTTTACGCCTACAACAGCTACATTACCGCGCAGAAGGAGCTTCAGGTCGCGACCGCGGGCGTCGGCCGGGCGGCCGGCGCGACGGTCGATCAGCTCAACCGGATCGCGGACACGGCGGCGAGCGCCGGGCGCATTTCGGTGGCGGCGGCGCGCGACATGGAAGTCGCGTTCCTGCGCACCGGTCGGATCGGCGTCGATCAATTCGGCGATCTGATCACCGTCGCGAAGAATTATGCCGCGACCACCGGCCAGGAAATCGATGCGGCCACCAAGGAATTGGCGGATGCGTTCGCCGATCCGGCCAAGGGCGTCGATCTGCTCAATTCCAAAGTCGGCGGCTACGACGATCGCACGCGGTTGCTCATCAAGACGCTTGCGGCGCAGAACGATATCACCGCGGCACAGAAGGTCCTCTTCGACAATCTCAAGCCGTCGCTGATCGACGCCGCCACCACCACGACCGCGCTCGGCCGCGCCTGGGATTATGTCAAGCGCAGCGCTTCGGACGCCACCGACGCGATCGGCCGCGCCATCGATCGCGCCACCGACCCGACGCTTGGGCAGCGTCTCGAAGACCTCCAGAAGGAGCGCACCAACGCCACCACGCTCGGCGGCGAATATGTTCCGGGCTTCATGGGCATGTCGGCCTTCGTGCCGTCGCGCCCGCTGTCCGCCATCGACGCCGACATCGCGAATGTCAAACGACAGATCGCAGAGATCGAACGGAAGGCGGCGGACGCCAAAGCCGACGCACTGGCGGCGCGCACCTCGACCATTGCAGGCGAGCTTGGCCGCAGCCTCACGCCGGGTTTCAACGATCTCCAGACGCTGAAGAACCAGCAGGCGCAGCTTGCTTCGGCGCTGAACGATCCGCTCGCCCGGCAGAAGGTTGCAGACCTCAAGCAGGTCGAGGCGGCCTATGAGGCTGTTTCCCGTGCAGTGAAGACGTGGCTCGATCCCGCTGAGAAGGCGCGCCGCCTGGACGAGCTGGAAATCCAGGCGCTCAACGCCAAGACCCCGGCCCAGAAGGCGGCCATTGCCGAAGAGCGGCGTCGGCTCGAACTTGCCGGCCAGGCGATCACGACCGGGACGGCGGAAGCCGAGATCACACGCGCCGGAACCAGAGCGCGCGCGGAGGCGATGCATGCGATTGCGGAACAATCGCTGGCACTGACGACCAATGCACGCGCCTCGCTAGATGTGGCCAATGCCTATCTGCAAGGTGCCGCCGCCGCGCAGCAGGCCGAAGGCAAACGCAAGGCGCTGACCGAAGCGATCCGCAACGGCGTCGATGTCGAAATGCGGATGCGGCAGATTCTCGCCGACGAAATCGCACAAACCGCCGCGCAATCCGCGAAGTCGGTCGCGGACACCGCCGCGCAGGCCGATGCGCAGAAACGACTCAATGACGCCATCGCCGCGGGTTCGCTCACCATCGAGCAGGCACGCCGGCAAATGCAGGTCGAGCAGGCGCTCCGGCCCTTGCTTGTGGCGCAGTCACTCGCGGAAGGCGAAGCGAAGGCGACGCTGACGCGCATCATCGATGCGCTGCGCGGTGCCTACGGACGGCTCAATGCCGAAGAGGCGCGCAACAATGCACTCCGGCAGATCGAGACCCAGAAGGACCAGATCGCGCTCTTGCAGCGCCAGATCGAGCTGGCCGGCACGAACGAATCCCAGGCCGCAATCGAAATCGCACAGCTTCAGGCCAAGCAGCAGCTTGTCCAGCAAGGCATCGATCTCGGCTCGAAGGAGGCGCAGGTCGTCATTGCCAATGCGGGCGCGATCGAGCGGCTCAATCAACAGCTTCAGCTCGCGAAGGCCTCGCAGCAGGAGCTCATCAGTCTCACCGACACGACCTTCAACCACTTCGCCGACCTGATCGCGCAAGGCAAGACCGACTGGAAATCGTGGGCGGATGCAGGCCGCGCGGCCATTCTCGACATCAACCGCGAGCTCCTGAAGCTTGCGCTGCTGAATCCGCTCAAGAACCTGCTGTTCGGGACGAACCTGCCGACGATTTCGTCAGTCGGCGGGATCATCGGTTCGATCCTCAAGGGTTTGAAATTCCACGAAGGCGGAGTCGTCGGCGCCGGCGGACAGCCGATCCTGCTGCCGGCCGCGCTCCTTCATCGGGCGCCGCGCTTGCACGACGGGGCGTTTCTCTCGCCCGACGAAATCCCGGCAATCCTCCAGCGCGGCGAGCGCGTTCTCAATCGTCAGGAGGCGCAAAGCTACAACGCGCGGGCTTCGGCGGTATCGCCGATCGTCAACGTTACCATCCAAACGCCGAACCCGTCCGCCTTCGCCGCGAGCCGCACGCAGCTCGCGGCCGATCTGTCGCGCGCGGTCCAACTCGGAATGCGGGGACGCTGAGCCATGCCGCAGCCCTTCCTCGATATTTCGTTTCCGGACGCGGTGGCGCGCGGGGCAACCGGAGGACCGGGCTTCTCGACCAACGTCGTGACGCTCGGCTCGGGCGCCGAGCGCCGCAACATCCAATGGGCGGACGCGCGCGGCGAATGGAATATCTCGACCGGCATCCGCACGCGCGCCGAAATGCAGGCCGTCATCGCGCATTTCTACATCGTGAAGGGGCGCGGCTATTCGTTCCGTTTCAAGGATTGGACCGATTATCAGGCCACCGATCAGGCGATGACCGAGGTCACGCCGACGGTGTGGCAGCTCGTCAAACGCTACAACATCGGCGGTTACGAGCACGTGCGGACGATCACCAAGCCGGTGCTTGGAACGGTCGCGATCAAGATCGGCGGTTCGCCCGTGGTGCCGTCGGAGATCGATTATCTCACCGGTCTCGTAACGTTCGGCTCGGCGCCGGGATCGGCGCCGACCGCGTCGTTCGAGTTTGACGTGCCGGTCCGCTTCGACACAGACAAGCTGCCGGTTCAGGCGAACGCCTGGGACCAGCAGATCGTCTCCCAGATCAATCTCATCGAGGTCAAGGAATGAAGGTTCTTGATGCGGGCCTCGCTGCGCATCTCGCCGGCGGCGTCACGACGCTTTGCCATTGCTGGCGCGTGGCGCGCAAGGACGGCACGGTGCTCGGCTTCACCGATCATGACCGAGATCTCCTGATCGACGGCGTTACCTACAAGGCGGCGACCGGATTCACCGCGACCGCGATCGAGGACCAGCTCGGGCTTGCGGTCTCGAATCTCGATGTGGACGGCGCGCTCTCGTCGGCTGCGATCACCGAGGACGATCTCAATGCCGGGCTCTATGACGACGCAGCCGTCACCATCATGCGCGTCAACTGGCAGGACGTGTCGCAGCGCGTCGTCCTCCGGTCCGGCTTCCTCGGCCAAGTCACGCGAGGCGAGACGAGCTTTTCCGCCGAGTTGCGCGGGCTTGCCGCCAAGCTCGACCAAAGCGCCGGGCGCATCTTCCAGCGCACCTGCGCCTGGGAGCTCGGTGATGCGCGCTGTCAGATCGACCTCGGCGCACCCGCACACCACGGCAGCGGCACAGTCGCGAGTGTCATCAGCAATTTCGATTTCACTGCCAGCGGGATCGGCTCGTTTGCATCCGGCGTATTCAGCCGCGGCAAGATCACCTGGAGCAGCGGCGACAACGCGGGCCTCGAAATCGAAGTGAAATCGCACTCGCAAGGCAGCCCCAATTCGCGACTTTCGCTTTTCCTGCCGATGCCGCGCTTGATGCAAGTGGGCGATACGTTCACGATCACCGCCGGTTGCGACAAGACGCTGGCGACCTGCCGCGACCGCTTCGCGAACGTCGTCAATTTTGGCGGCTTTCCTCATATGCCGGGAAATGACTTCGCGCTCTCCTTCGCCAAGCAGGGCGACAGCAACGACGGCACGTCTCTCGGAGGCGGAAACCGTGGTTAGCCGGGCTGACATCATTGCCGAGGCGCGCTCGTGGATCGGAACGCCCTACGCCCATCAGGCTTCCGTGAAAGGCATCGGCTGCGACTGCCTCGGGCTGGTGCGCGGCGTCTGGCGCGCCATCTATGGCGAGGAGCCAGAGCAGCCGCCGCCCTACAGCCGCGATTGGGCGGAAGCGCACGGCCGTGAGACGCTGGCGGAAGCGGCCGGCCGGCACATGGTGCCAGTGATTATGGATGCGATTCGGCCCGGCGACGTACTGCTCTTCGCCATGAAGGAAAACTCCCCCGCCAAGCACTGCGCAATCCTGACGGCGCCCCGCCGAATGCTGCATTCGATCGAGGCGCATCCGGTTGCCGAGGTGTCCCTTTGGACTGGAAGCGGATCGCGGCAGCGCCTGCGCTTTGCCTTCTCGTTTCCTTTCCTCACGGACTGAACCCGATGGCAGCTCTTATTCTGACCGTCGGGGCGGCGGCACTGACGGAAGGCGCAGCCGCTTGGGTCGTAACCGCCGCAACGGCCGCGGCGGCGGTCGCCGGAAGCTACATCGATGCGCAGCTTTTCGGCCCCGGTCCGCAAAAGCAGGAAGGGCCGCGCCTCGACAATCTGCAAGTCCAGGCTTCGACCGAAGGCGCGCCAATCCCGGAGGTCGCCGGCCGCGTGCGCATCGCCGGGCAGATCATCTGGGCGACCAAGTTCAAGGAGGTGGCCAAGACCGAAACGAGTGGGGGTGGCGGTGGAAAGGGTTTCGGCGGCGGCGGAGGAACGGTCCAGACCACCACCTACACCTATTATGCGAATTTCGCGGTCGGGCTTTGCGAAGGCGTGGTCGATCGCGTCGGCCGCATCTGGGCGGACGGCAAACCTCTCGATATGAGCGGCGTCACGATGCGCTTGTATCGGGGCACGGCCGATCAGGCGCCGGACTCGCTCATTGAAGGCATCGAGGGAAACGCCAACGCGCCGGCCTACCGCGGCACGGCTTACGTGGTCTTCGACAACCTTCAGATCACCCAATTCGGCAATCGGCTGCCGCAGCTGACCTTCGAGGTGTTCCGGCGTGTGTCGCGGTCCGACGGCTCGGGCCTTGAGGACATCGTTCAGGCGATCACGCTCATTCCGGGTGCCGGCGAGCGGGTCTATGACACGGTGGTGTCCACCCGCGATCTCGGCGGCGGGGCGACTGCGCCGGAGAACAAGTTTGCGGGCCAGGCGACGGCGGATTGGACCGTTGCGCTCGACGATCTCGAAGCCTCGCTTCCGAATGCCGGGACGGTTCTCCTGGTCGTGGGCTGGTTCGGCGACGATCTTCGGGCCGGCCAATGCACGGTCCGCCCGAAAGTCGAAGTTGCGGACAAAAGCACGACGCCGAATGCCTGGCAGGTTCATACGCTCAGCCGCGCCGCTGCTGCGGTGGTGAGCACGGTCGATGGAAGGCCCGCCTATGGCGGCACACCCTCCGACGATTCCGTTGTGCGCGCCGTCCGCGACCTCAAGGCGCGCGGCTTCTCGGTCGTCTTCTATCCCTTCGTGTTCATGGACATCGCGCAGGGCAACAGCCTGCCCGATCCTTGGACCGGAAGCACTGGCCAGCCGGTCTATCCCTGGCGCGGGCGCATCACCTGCGATCCCGCGCCGGGACGGCCCGGCACGGCGGACAAGACCGCGGCTGCCGGCACTCAGGTTGCCGCGTTCTTCGGTTCGGCAGCGCCGGGCGACATCTCCGTTTCGGTGAACGGCAGCACGGGCGCGGTGTTCACCGGCTATTCCGGTCCGAACGAATGGAGCTTCCGGCGTTTCATTCTGCACTACGCCAAGCTCTGTGCGGCGATCAACGCCGTCGATCCCGGCGCGGTGGACGGATTCTTGATCGGTTCGGAGTTGAAGGCGCTCACGACCGTTCGCGACAGCGCCACGACTTTCCCGGCGGTTGCGAAAATGAAAACGCTGGCCGCGGATGTGAAGGGCATTCTGGGCGCCGGCGTGAAGGTCGGCTACGCGGCCGATTGGTCCGAATACAACAATTACAATCCGGGCGACGGCACCGGCGACCTCTTCTTTCACCTCGACCCGCTCTGGGCCGACGGCAATATCGATTTCGTCGGCGTCGATCTTTATGTGCCGCTCTCGGACTGGCGTGACGGCAATGCGCATCTCGATGCGCTCGCGGGCGCCGCCTCGATCTACGATCTCGATTATCTGCGCAGCAAGGTCGAAGGCGGCGAGGATTACGATTGGTTCTACGCCGACGCCGATGCACGCGACGTACAGGACCGATCCGCGATCACCGATGGCGCCTACGGCAAGCCCTGGGTCTATCGCGCCAAGGATTTTCGCGGCTGGTGGCTTAATCAACACTTCGATCGGCCGGGCGGCATCGAGAGCGGCACGCCGACCGCGTGGACGCCGCAAGGCAAGCCGATCTGGTTCACGGAGTTCGGCATCCCCTCGGTGGACAAAGGCACGAACCAGCCGAATGTCTTTTACGATCCGAAGTCCTCAGAGAGCGAACTGCCTTACTATTCGCGAGGCACGCGAGACGATCTGATCCAGCGCCGCGGCATCGAGGCGATGCTCTCCTATTGGGGCGCGAACAACCCGGTGTCGTCGGTCTATGGCGGCCCGATGGTCGGATTGCTTGCCGTATGGACTTGGGACGCGCGCCCTTATCCGGCCTGGCCATCGCGGACCGATGCCTGGGGCGACGGCGATCTTTGGCCGCTGGGGCATTGGCTGAACGGCAAGATCGGTCTCGCCGATCTCGCCGCGCTCGTTGCCGAACGCTGCGAGCGCGTCGCCTTCACGCAATATGACGTGACCGCGCTCGCCGGAATCGTCGTCGGCTATGTGCGCGATCGGCCGATGTCGCCGCGCGCTGAGATCGAACTGCTGATGAACGCCTACGCGTTCGATGCAGTCGAAAGCGAAGGCGCGATCCGCTTCCTGCCGCGCGGCCGTGCGGCAGTGGCCAGCATCGGGCCTGACGATTGCGTCATGTCCGAGCAGGGCGACATCGTGAAGCTCACGCGGGCGCAAGAAACCGACCTGCCCGATGCCGTGTCGGTGACCTTCATCGATGGAGCAAAGGATTATCAATCGGGAACGGTCGCCGCGAGCCGGATCGCCGGGTTCTCCGAGCGCAAGACCGATGTGACCGTCCCGCTCGTCATGGATGAGATTCAGGCGCAGGCCATCGCCGACCGCGCGCTTGCCGAGGCCTGGATCGGGCGGGAAAGCGCAAAGCATGCACTGCCGCCCGATCGGATCGCGCTCGACGCCGGCGATGTAGTCAACCTCGTGATTGATGGCAGCGCACGCGAGTTTCGCCTCACCCGCATCAATGATGCCTGGTCGCGCTCGATCGAGGCGCAGCGATGCGAGGGCGCGGTCTATGCGCCGCCGCTTCCGGGATTGAAGCCGCCCGTTTTCGAACCGCCGCCGGTCTATGGTCGCGCGATCCTCGAGTTCCTCGACTTGCCGATGCTGCGCGATGCCGATCTCGGTTACGCGCCCTATGTCGGCGCGTCTGCGACGCCGTTCGCCGGCGTCACGCTGATGGACAGCGCCACGGGCACGAACTACGCGATCGACACGCTTCTGCCGATCCGCGCGACCATCGGCGAGACAGTCTTCGATTTCTGGTCCGGGCCGACAGCGTATTTCGATATCGTCAACACGCTGCGCGTGAGGCTCTATTCGGGCGAACTCGCGAGCCTCGACGACGCAACGATCCTCTCGGGAGGCGCCAATGCCCTCGCGATCCGCAACGCCGAGGGCGATTGGGAAATTCTGCAATTCGCCACTGCGACGCTCGTCGATGCCGGCGTCTACGACCTCACGAACCTGTTGCGAGGCCGGCTTGGGACCGAACACGCCATGCGCTCGCCGATCGCGGCCGGCGCGCGCGTCGTGATCTTGGACGGCTCTATTGCGCAGATCGACGCAGCGCTGTCGGAGCGGGGCGTTCAACGCTTCTACAAGTGGGGGCCATCGAGCCTCGATCCGTCCGATATTGCCTGGCAGCAGGGAACGTTTACGGCCCGCTGCGTCGGGCTGATGCCATGGTCGCCCGTGCACGTCACCGGGATTCGCAACGGCGCAGGCGACCTCTCGATCACATGGGTTCGGCGCACGCGCTTCGGCGGCGCATGGGCGGATGGCGCCGACGTGCCGCTCAATGAAGAAAGCGAGCGCTACGAGCTCGATATCCTCAACGGCGCGAACGTCGTCCGCACCATGACGGCGACTTCGCCGACGGTGACGTATACCGCTGCGGAGCAGACCGCCGACTTCGGATCGCCCCAGCCCGCAGTTGCCGTGAAGGTCTATCAGATCTCCGCCACGGTCGGCCGCGGCTGGCCGAGCGCAGCCACGCTCTGAATCGTCCCATTCAATCAAGGAAAGGAACGCGATGCCGACACCGCGGCTCGCGCTGCCCTACATCGTGCAGGGGCAGGCGCAGAAGGAGGTCACGCACAACGACGCGCTCGTTCGCCTCGACGCGCTGGTCGATCTCTACATCCTCGATCGCGATCTCGCCGCGCCTCCCGGCTCGCCCTCCGATGGCGACGCCTACGTCGTGGCGGCAAGCCCGACCGGGGCATGGACCGGTCAAGCCGGCAACATCGCCTACTGCATCGACGGCGCCTGGCGCTTCTATGTGCCGGTGAAGGGCCTAATTGCCTACATCGCCGACGAGCAAAAGATGCTCGTCTTCACGGCAAGCGGCTGGGTCGATCTGGTTTCGGTTCTCGCCTTCCAGAATCTTTCGAAGCTCGGCATCCTTACGTCCGCCGACAATACAAACCGTCTCGCGGTCAAGTCCGACGCGGTTCTGCTCAGTCATGACGACGTGACGCCGGGATCGGGCGATCTGCGGGTCACGCTGAACAAAAGCGCCGCCGCGAAGGACGCGGGCTTCGTCTTCCAGGACGGCTTCAGCACCCGCGCACTGTTCGGGCTGCTTGGCGACGACAATTTCACCGTCAAGGTGACTCCGGACGGATCGACCTTCTACACCGGCCTGTCGATCGACAAAGCCACGGGCAAGGTCTCCTTCCCGGCCATGGCGAAGCTCTCCGCTTACATCAATTACGATCACTACGCGGCAACGACCTACGTCAACACGGACATCAATAACGAGGATCTGGACACCGCGAACGCCTTTGCTTCCAACGTGTTCACGGCGCCCAGCACCGGACTTTACAAGGTGGGATATTCGCTCGGCTGGACCCAGAACGGCGCGAACGCGCCGACCTCCATGCACGGCCGGTTGCTCAAGAATGGCGCAACCGAGGTTCTGCCCGCCGCATCGCGAGCGTCCAACAATGCGGCCGATACCGGCAAGATCATCATCTGCACGCAAGGCATCATCTCGCTGACGGCCGGCGACACCCTTCGCTTGCAGCACAAGTTCTCGTCGCTGGACGGCTACGCCTCGGCGAACATCACCCGCTTCTGGGTAGAGCAGATCACCTGATCGCGGCCGGGTCGCGGCGGCACAAATTCAGCACACGCGAAAGGAGGCAGGCATGGACCTGCAATGGTGGATCACGGTCATCGGCGTTCCGCTGGTCGGCGCACTGTTCTGGCTGCGCTTTCATGATCGTGACGACGTGGACACAGCGCTGCGCGGCCTCAAGGACGAGCTCGCAAACTACAAGCTTCTGGTCGCGACCAGCTTCGTCTCGGTCTCGTATCTCAAGGACGTGGAGGGCCGCATCATGGCCCACCTCGAGAAGATCGAGAAGAAGATCGACCGCGTGATCGAGCAGCGGCATCCGCCGGCCGATTAGCGCGGCTCCCAAGTCCCGCCGTCCCACGAAAGCCCGCCATCCCGGCGGGCTTCGTCGTTTCAGGAGACATCACATGCTGCCATCCCGCTATGGCTGGCTCACGCGCGAGCCGGGCCCGAAGATGATCGTCGAGGCGCTCAAGCTCTACGGCACGCTGGAAACGCCCGGATCGGCGAATAACCCAACCATTATCGCCTGGGCGAAGGAGGTCGGTGGCGAAGTCGCGGATGCCTACAAGGCCGACAGCATTCCCTGGTGCGGCCTGTTCATGGCGGTGGTCGCCAAGCGCGCCGACAAGGAGATCCCGAAGCACCCGCTGTGGGCGCTGTCGTGGTCGGCTTTCGGTGCGAAGTCGCCGGCCGCGGCGCTCGGCGACGTGCTCGTGTTCGTGCGCAACGGCGGCGGGCATGTCGGCCTCTATGTCGGCGAGGACGCCGCCGCATTTCATGTGCTCGGCGGCAACCAGTCCGACCGCGTCTGCATCACGCGCGTGTCGCGAAGCCGCCTCTATGCCGCGCGCCGCCCGCTTTATCGCGTCCAGCCCGGCAACGTCCGGCCGGTCCACTTGGAGGCGACCGGCGCGCTGTCGCTGAACGAGACCTGATCCTTTCCGCCAATTTCCGCCCCTTTCCGCCTCGGTACCGAGAGCCGGCGCGTGATGTGCTCCGGCAGCCGGTGACGCGGCGATCCCGTGCTCGGCCGGGTCTGTCGAGCAACCTGGACATCGAGGTGAACCATGAACTGGGACAGCATTCAGCAACTCGTGCGCATCGTCGCATATGCCATCGGCGGTTATCTGCTGGGGGATGCCGTGGCCAATAGCGAGCAATTCCAGGCCGCCGTCGGCGGTCTCGTGAGCGTTGGGGCATTCGCGTGGTGGTTCTACTGGGAGCGCAAGCGCGCCTAGTTGAAGGAAGCAAAGAAATGAACTGGCTCGCGGCCCTGGCGGCGCTCGCTCGGATCGTTCTCGCCATCCTCGAAATGGCGCGTGAACGTCAGGCGGAGGGTGCCGGCAGGGCCGAAGCCATTGCGGAGGCCGCCACCAATGCCCTCGATCTCATCCGCAAGGCGCGCGATGCGCGCCGCGCTGCTGCCGATGCCGCTGTTGATCCTGGCCGGCTGCGCGACGACGACGGCTTCCGTCGCGACTGATGCGGTTGCTTGCTCGGCGTTCGAGCCAATCCGGTGGTCAACAAAGGACACCGACGAAACGATCCGCCAAGTCAAGGAACATAACGCGGCTTGGAAACTCATCTGTCTATCGAAGAAATAGGTTCGAAATCTGAAAGAGGGTACCAACCGCTCAACTCTCTGAGAATCCAATGTTCCTGGCAAAGCGGCAGCCGCCCATACGTTTACCTTTATCCCCAGAGACTTAGAGCATAGGGTAGGACCATCCGGTGGTTGTGGCCTTGTGGCACTAACCGCCGGACTGCTCGCTTGTCCACTGGGGGGTTACGCGTGCTGGAACAGCAGCTTCTTGATGAATTTTCCACCCGCCTAAAGGCTGAAGTGGAGGAAAGGCTTGAAGAAATCGGCACCGAGACGCCGTTGGCCAGCGACACAGCCCTGGCTGACGTGATGCTGGGCTATATGGAGGAAGCAGGCCTCGTCGCGGAGCACGACCTTTGTCCCTTCGAGGATACCACCGGGCGCAACCGCTGTCGGGTGATCGGTTACTCCCTGCCCGAAGATTCGACCCGTCTTGAGATTTTCACTGCGCAATTCCTGCCCGAGGGTGCCAGCGCCAGCCTAGGTGCCGGGGAGCTTTCTCGCCTGACGGGCCGCGCGGCCCGGTTTTTCGGTTATGCCGCAGCCCGCGATCTAGCTCGATTTACCGGCAATGAGTCCGCTGCCAACGCCGCACATCATATCGCTGACGAGTTGAAGCGCATCGAGGACGTGCGGGTGCATGTACTAACCAACGGTCTGGTCAGGGACCGATCGGTCAGCACAATAGAAATCGCCGGCAGGACAGTCGAATTTTCGGTCGTTGATCTTGAGCGTCTCTTCCGGGCATCCCGCGAGACAGTCACCCGCGACCGTATTGAGATCGATTTCACGAAGCTCATCGGGCGACCGATTGCTTGCCTTGAAATGAAGCCTCGCCCGGAGGAATACGAAACCTATCTTGTCATCCTGCCAGGCGAGCTGATCTTCCAGCTTTACGAGGAATTCGGCGCGCGACTGTTCGAGTTTAATGTGCGTTCGTTTCTTCAGGCCAAGGGCAAGGTCAACAAGGGTCTACGGGACACGCTGAGAAACGAGCCCGAACGCTTTCTTGCTTACAACAACGGCATCACCGCGACGGCCGACGAGATCGAGGCCGGCCTCTTCATGGGAGAGATGACCATCAGCCGCATCCGCGGGCTTCAGATTGTAAATGGCGCACAGACGACCGCGTCAATCCACCGGGCGAAGAAGGTCGATAAGATCGACATCAGCAAGGTGGCTCTTGCAATGAAGCTTACGTTGGTCGAGCCGACCAAGTTGACGGACTTCGTTCCCCTCATTGCTCGCTTCTCCAACACGCAGAACGTCATTCAGGTATCTGATCTTTCGGCGAACAATGAATTCCACATCGGTGTCGAACAGCTATCGGAAAGAATCTGGTGCCCCGGCGAGGAGGAACGCTGGTTTTACGAGCGCGCCCGCGGCGCCTATCAGGTGGCAGCGGCGCGTTTCGGCACCACACCGTCACGCCGCAAAGAATTCGAGCGCGAATGCCCGAAATCCAACCGCTTCAGCAAGACCGATCTTGCCAAATTCCTGATGTCCTGGTGGCAGCGGCCTCATACGGTCAGCCGTGGTGCACAGAAGAATTTCGCGATCTTCATGGCGGAACTGCCGGAGCGTTTCGCGGCCGACTGGCGGCCAGACGACGTCTTCTATAAGCAGGTTGTTGCCTTAGCGATCCTGTTCCGGGCGGCCCAATCAGTAATCCGGCGCGCCAAACTCCAGTCCTATGGCGCGAACGTGCTGACGTTCATGGTCGCCAAGCTGTCGGCAGATTTTGGTGCACAATTCGACCTGACGGAGATCTGGGAGAATCAGGAGATTTCACCGGAGCTTGTAAGCGTATTCGAGGACTGGGCGCCCCGAATCCATGCGGCAATTATCACAGGCGCCGGGCGCAGCAACGTCACCGAATGGTGCAAGAAGGACGAGAGTTGGGCCTATATCAAGAGCCTCGATTTCGCATTTCCCGAACAGCCGCCAATCGAGATCGTCACCGAACTCGGTGAAACCGGTGACGCGCCGCAGCCACAACAACAGGTGAATGGAGAAGACCTTATCGGCTTGTGCTGCGGAGTCGACGGTGCCGGCTGGGCCAAAGTCGTGGCGTGGGGTGCCGAGAATGGACGCATTGCTAAATTCGACCAGCGCGTGGCCCTCACCCTTGCGAGCTACGCGCTGGCGGGCTGGCAGAAAAAGCCGTCAATCAAGCAGGCAAGAATCGGGGCGCGCGTCCTGAAAACCGCCGCTAGTGCGGGCGTCGTCGCGCTGGCCCACGCTTGAAGATCAATACCCCTCGGGCTGTATCCGTCCTCTTCGCCCGGACGGCTTTGCGCGCCGTTTGGGAGCGGCACCGGTCTTCGCAGCGGCCCCATCATTTCCCGGCGGCGAGGGCGGCGGCTGTGGCTGAACGTGGCGCCGTACCGTTGCCGCGTTGGCAGCGCGCTTGGGGTCGGGAGTCCATGCGTCAGCTTCCGCGATGAAATCCTCATCCCCGATCGCTTCGCTGACCAGATCGCTATCGAACTTTACCTTGACCAACAGCGGAAACCGCACGGCTTGGCCGGACACGATACCCTGTCCCGGCCCGAAGGTCTGGAGAATACCGGCATCCGACTCCGAAAGATTCTCCATCACAGATCGCACGAAATTCTTGTCGCGCGGATTGACGAGCCGCAGGACGAGAAAGCTGTTGCATTGCGCCAGCGTGGTTTCATCGAGGCGCGAGGGCCGCTGCGAGATCAGCACCAGCCCCGTGCCAAACTTGCGTCCTTCCGTGATGACCTTGCGTATTGTGGTCAGCGACGGCGTTTCTTCAGTGCCTTCCTGCCGGCTCGGAATGAAATTGTGCGCTTCCTCGACCACCGCCTGAAACGGCGGGATCAACCCTGATAGCGTCGAGCGGTGCGCGAATAGCGCCTCCAGCACAATCGAGACAATCGCCGACTGGTTCAGATGGTCATAGCCCGCGAGATAGAAGATGGAGACAGTGCCCGGCCTGACAATGTCTTCCGGCGCGTCGAACGGGTCCGGCATCTCCTCAAACAGGTAGCCCTCAAAGCGTCGCTGGCTGCGCAGCCGCTCGTTGTTCTGCTCCATCTGGCGCAGGTTGGAGAGGACGAAGTCAAGCGAGCGCCGCGCCGCGTTGATCGTTGTGCCGCGGATATTGGCGATCTCGTCCGGCAGATGGTCGTCCTTTTGCCGTTGCTTGGCAGCGATTGCCGCCGCATGGTCGATCAGCCGCTGGATATAGTCCGTCGCAGGCTCGCCGTCTGCCATGTCGGTGACGCTGACAAGATACTGGTAGAACTGCTGCTGCGCTTCCGTCAGCTTCCGTCCCATCTTGTCGATCAGGTCCGCGACGATGCCAAGGTTGTTCTCTCGCACTCTTATCGTCGGAAAGAAGATGCGGACGCTGGTGTCCTTGAATAGCGCCCGCTTTTCAAAGAAGCCGAGGTAATCGCCATGCGGGTCAAAGATCACCAGCGGATATTTCAGATCTATCAGTTCGCGGATGATCCGCCGCGCGGCCACCGTCTTGCCGCCGCCGGTCATCGCGAGGATTGCCAGGTGGCGCGAGACGATGTGGCGCGCCGACAGCGACACCTCGACATCACCACGCGCAATCAGCGTGCCGATTTTCAGCTTGGCTGAATTGTCCTTCTCCCCCGTCAGCAGCCGCCGGACATCTTCTGGCGGCGGATAGAGAACTTCGGCCGAAGGCTTGACCGGATAGGTAAGTGGCGAAAGCTGGGCGGTCCCGGCGTCGGCTTCGCCAGTTGTCCCTAGAATCAGCACTTCCGCTTCTAGATGATCGCGGCTTCCCGATAGGACGGTATCGAGGAAACGGATATTTTCGTCCGCCAGTTCCTGCGCCGCCTCGGCGGGAAAAAACGGGTTGAACCGGTCAATGCCGGTGATGCGGCCCCAGACAGTCACCGTTCTTTGCGCAGCGCCCGGCGCTTCTGGAACTTCGACGCGTGTGGCGACAATATCGCCGAGTTTGGCTTGGAAGCTGCGCAGGATGAATGAGTATTTCCCTGTCGAAGTATTGCCGACGACGGTGCCGATGCACGTCCATCCTGCCGGCGTTGCTGGTCGTGGCGATGTCATCCGCTTCCCCCCTTCCGTCAGTCCGACGGCCTGAACCACCAGTCGCGACCTTTCGCGGCGAGTACACGCTTGGCAAAGGTCACGACGCGCGGATCACCGCTCTCCAATGCCTTGCGCAGCAGGACCACCTGGTGCTGGCCCTTCACGCCCCGGCTCATCCACGCCGGCACCTTGGCGAACTTGTCCACAATATCCAGCCCGACCGGGAAACCGTAGGAGGGAAGCAGACGGCTCGTGTGCAGAACCAAGTCAAGCGCCGCATCAAAACCAGACGCGTTCTCAAACCCCTCAATTCGGAACGGCAGCACCGTAGCGGACGGCTTCAGGTACGTCGTGAGCGCGGGTGGATAGTCTCTGATCCACTGCTTCCAACGGTCGGGCCACTTGCTCTCCGGGCCCTGCCGGTCCACGGCCATCGGCGCGACGTACTCGCCTTCTTCCAGAACGACATCGAATAACGATGAGTCATTCAGGCCATAGGTCGTAACTTCCTGAAGGATATCCCGTGCCTCATCCCGTTTCAGGTGCTGCTGATCTTGAAGCTGGTTCAGAATGCGCCTGACTACGACGGGGTCGCGGCCGACCGAACGTTCGACTACGCCGACTACCGGCGTAGCCGTCTCCTGCATGCGCCGAAGTAGCTCGAGATAGATGGCCACGAACTGCCGTGCTTCGTCATCGCCATCGAAATTCTCATCGTCGCAGAAAATCCGGCATGCCTGCGACCCAAAGGATGGAAAGCTCTCCAGCCCGTAGGGAGCGACCGGATTGACGAGTGGCCCATGCAGAAGGATCACATCGGGCGGTTGCTGTGAGCGCGCCAGACGGTATGCCGCGGCCGTTTCGCTGGTCATCCGGGCGGCGTCCCTCAGTTTTGCTGTGTCGATGAAATCGTCGTCGTAGACCTCGCCTTCTGGACTGAACAGATCATCTACCAGCGAGAGTTCGATGTTGAACTGCTCCCGGCTGGGGGTCTCATCTCCAGGCCGGACGATATAGCTGCCAACGCGGATGCCGATTGGCGCCGCCGAGGGCAGATCGATGTTGGCAACACCACCATCGATGAATGCAATGGCGCGGCCTTTTTGCTCTAGCCAGTATTCGCGCGGCCGGTAAGCCAGCCGGCGGATCATGCCATTCTCGTCCAGAAGCTCCCGCATCATCGCGGCGATATGCGAAAGCCGGTCCACAAAGCTGCGCTGCACCGTAGTGGACTCGCGTGCCGCGACGCGCAGCAGCCCTGATATGAATTCTCCTTGCCCTATGCGCGCCTCGATTCGCCGCCTTATGTCGTTGGAAGAGGGATCGGCGGTCGCGGGCAGATCGACCCCCGTCTTATCGCCGCTTTGCCCGTCTGCGGGCCTGCCAATGCCTCCATTTACCCCTGGCACGCTGCTATCCCGTTTGCGATGGTGACTCGAGTCGACTGCAACCTGCTGGAGAGTACAAGCATTTGGCTCGTTTTGCCACGCTTTGCACCCCTGGTCTCAGAGTGCAATGGCATGTTGGAGGGCGCCGCTTTCAGTGGTCGCCAGATCGGCTTGGAAAGACGTGCGCCCCGAAATGAAGAAAGCGAAGAAAAAGGGTGGAGCGAAAGCAGGTGTGGGGGTGCCAGCTGAGTCGGCATACCGCAGCGCCAACCTCTCCGAGCCTCGTTGGGACATAATGAGCCCGGAAAAGCGCAGTGCGCTTATGGCCCGCATCCACGGCAAGGATACCGGGCCAGAGATGATCGTCCGGCGCTTGCTCCACAGCCTGGGCTACAGGTTCCGGGTCCACAGTCGCGACCTTCCGGGTCGCCCCGATATCGTTTTCCGGTCGAGACGAGTGGCAATCTTCGTACATGGCTGCTTCTGGCATCGCCACGATTGCGGGCTCGCCTACATGCCGAAGACGCGCCAGCAATTCTGGCGCGAGAAGTTCGATCGCAACGTCAAACGCGATCAGGAGGTCGAGCAGAAATTAAAGGCGGCCGGCTGGCGTGTGATCATTGTTTGGGAATGCGAGCTCGAACAGCTATCCGCACTCTCGGCCCGCCTGGTCAAGTCCCTGGGACGACCGCGCTGCCAAGCGAACCCGGATCGCTTGGAGCGCCTTGGCGGGCCGCCGGTGAGGCGCTGAATTCACGATCAAGCCAAGACGCCACCGCGCGGATATCGGCGTGGCCGTTCGCCCTGAGAAGCTCAACTATATCTGTGGCCGCGATTACGATGATCGGATGCTGGTCTTCCTTGATCTCTCGGTAAGCCTGCAGATCGACGTAGCTTGTGGTCACGAGTATTCCGAACTGTCTATGCCGCAGCCTGGATATGAGCCGAGACATCTCCCGCACGCCGACCGGATTTTCAAGCCCGTAGCACTTCGCTTCCAGCGCAAAGTCCACGAGAATTGATCCTGCGCCGCGGCCTAAGCGCAGTTGCCCAATCGCATCGCGGCCCCCGTCCCGAGACGGACGCGTCACATCGAGTCCCGCGATGTCGGGCAGCATCAATCGCGCCAACACGGCCGCGCACCTTTCAAAGTCATGCGGGCGATCGGCGAAGAATTGGTGCATGGTCCGGATGATTGCCACATCGTCGGCACTTCGCGGCAACTGCTCCGTCTTCGTTCGGTGTTCAATTGAGCGGGTGGATTTAAGTGGTCGATAACGCCCTGTCTCGATCCATTCCCGCCAGGGGGCCGGCGCATTAGATGAGTGAGGCCGCCCGGCAATTATCTCATTGATCCACGTTCTTGAAACCATGGGAGCGTCAAGGATGGTAAAGCGCGCTCGATAGTTCTGAAAGCGCATGCCGTTCGCAGTCCTCCAAATTGCAACAAGGTCCTCTGACGGCTGTTGCTCGAAGGTTCCTGGCACCGCAAGCCCGATAAAAATCGCGTCGCGCCAAACTCCCGTGTTTGAGAAGACAAGGATGGGTGGCGTCAGTCGGCGCGCTTCCGCGCCTGAATGCGCCGCGGCGAAGACCCGTCGCAGAAGCTCATTTCCGTTCCGTGGTGTCTCATGAAGACCTCGCCCCGGCCGCTTGTTGTCGCCATAGTAGGTGAAGACGCCAGTTTCACGATCAAGTTCATCGGGCCAGTCTGGATCGGAGAGAGTGGACGTCAATACGACCAGTTCAAGCGCGTCAAGATTGCCGCGATATCGGAACCCACCCATGTTCGAGACATTCAGCAAACGAGGGAACGGATCATCTCCCGCATTCCCCTTCCGCCCGCTTTGATAGACGGCGTCAACGTAGAGGTCCGCGGTGGCAAGACCTGAGAACGGGACTGTTTTTCTCTCTTCCATTGGCGCCCCCGATACCAAACCATAATGGGCTCGGATGAATCGGCCTGGCAATAACCGTCGGACCTGGTAACGTACTGCGTCGCCGTGAAGCAGGCGACATGGGGGATCGAGTTGAGGAAGAATGCCGTCGTCGCCACCAAGATTGCCCGATTGGCGACCGCCGGGGAGTGGCGGCCGCGGGTGCTTGACCTATTCGCAGGTTGCGGGGGCCTGAGCCTCGGCTTCCAGGCGGCAGGCTGTCAGATTGTGGCGGCGGTAGAATCCGACGAGCTGGCGGCGCGGTCCCATGCACACAATTTCTTCAGGGAATCCCGACCAGAGGTCATTGAGCACCACGCGAAGCCACGCGATATCACCCGCATCGACCCCGAGGAGCTCGTTGCCGATTTTGGCCTTGGCGAACCCGGCGAGGCGTTCGACATCATCATTGGCGGACCACCCTGTCAGGCGTACGCCCGCGTCGGTCGTGCAAAACTTCGCGAGGTCGCCGACCATCCGCGCGCCTTCAAGATCGATCCGCGAGCAAATCTCTATCTGCGATATTTGCACTATGTCGAGCGGCTGAAGCCCCTGGCACTCCTGCTGGAAAACGTGCCTGACATTCTGAACTTCGGCGGCCACAACGTCATACAGGAGATGGTCGAAGCTCTCGACGTGATGGGATATGACGCGGCATATTCCCTCGTAAATGCTGCGCATCATGGTGTCCCGCAGATGCGGGACCGTGTCTACATGATCGCGTTTCGTCGAGAGCTTGGTGCAGCAGTCCGGTTTCCGGCCGCCACACACAAATGCGACCTACCACAGGGATACCGAGGCACGCGCGCGGTTGCCCTCAAGCTGATCGACCTTTTCAGCCCCCGAGGGTACATCGAAGCGGATGCAGGCCACGATGGCCTGCCAAACGCGGTGAGCGCACAGGAAGCCATCGGCGACCTGCCACCGATTACCCTTCATAGGGAGGGGAAACTCAAGCGTGGGGCGCGGCGATTCAACGAGCTTGCGAAATATCGTCGGATCTCGCCTGCACGCCTCTCGGCCTATGCGCAGGAGATGCGATCATGGCCGTCCTTCGAGGCGAGCGACGGCGTTTACGATCACGTCCTGCGTTATCTGCCACGAGACATTCACATTTTTGAGGCCATGCAGTCCGGAGACGAATATCCGGCAGCACACCGCGTTGCTGAGCGGCTGTTTGAGGCGAAGGCAAAACGCCGGAAGCTGAGGCCCAAGGGATCAGAGTGGCGGGCTTTGCGCAAAAGCATGGTTCCACCCTACGACCCGACCAAGTTTCCGAATCGATGGTGGAAGCTGCATCCGGACCTTCCGGTACGAACGCTCACGGCCCACATCGGGAAAGACACCTACACCCACATCCACTATGACAGTGCCCAGGCGCGGGTCATCACCGTGCGGGAGGCGGCACGCCTCCAATCATTCCCCGACGGCTTCATCTTCGCAGGCACCATGAACCCTGCATTCCGCCAGATCGGCAATGCTGTTCCTCCAGTGCTCGCACGTGAGCTTGCAAGAACGATGCTCGCCAGCCTCTACTCCGCCCTCGCTCCTGCGATCGCAGCAGAATAGGAAATTTCGACGGGCCGCGCCGCGGGCGAGCTGGGCTTGGCGCGCCCTTTGGAATTCGGGGGAATTGCGGAGGTATTGGCGAGTTGACAAACGAACGCCCCGGACCTGCGTCCGGGGGCGTTCGTTCAACCCCTTGATCGATCAAGGGGAATTTGGTTGCGGGGACAGGATTTGAACCTGTGACCTTCAGGTTATGAGCCTACCGTGGCGCTCGCGCCGCGCGCCAGCGTTTTCAATGGGTTGAAAGCAACCCATTGATACGCAATCGACTTGCTTGCCGCACAACGCCGTATTCAATCGCACCGCGCGGCACGGCGCGGATCGCGACGGCGTGAGCGCGGCGGACACGCGACGGACATGCCATGTCCGCGCCCGCGCTCCGCCCCTTTTCGCCCGTTTCCGCCTAAGCCTTTGAAGACAAAGAGAGCATCTTGCTGGGCACGAAATTTCCTTGCTCAGTCAGCCCATGAAGGCCCATCTGACCGAACGCTTCGTGAAGAACGCCCAGCCCGATCCGGCGCGCAACGTCATCGTGCGTGACGACGAGGTGATTGGGTTCGGCCTTCGCGTCACGACCGCGGGCGCCAAGGCGTTCGTGCTCTCCTATGTCATCGCCGGCCGCGAACGCCGGATCACCATCGGCGCCTGGCCCGACTGGTCGGTCACGGCGGCGCGCGAGAAGGCGCGCGAACTCAAGCGGCGCATCGACAACGGCGACGATCCGCTTGCCGAACGAGAGGAAGCGCGCTCCGCGCCGACCGTGCGGGATATGATCGACCGCTACATCGCCGAGCATGTGCCGACCCTTTCGGAGCGCAACGGCAAGGACCAGACCTCGATGCTGCGGAAGCTGGTCGAGCCGGAATGGGGATCGCGCAAGGTCGCCGAGATCACCGAGGCGGACGTGTCGAAGCTGCTCGCGAAGATCGCCGTCGGCCGCGCCCGCCCGCGCAAGGAACAGCCGAAACACAAGCGCCGGGTTGCTCTCGCGAAGGCGCGCCCGACGCCGATCCGCGCGAACCGCGTTGGCGAGGTGCTGCGCAAGATGTTCAATCTGGCGGTCAAGCCGTGGAAGATGCGCGACGACAATCCGGCCGCCACGTTCCACCGCAACGTTGAGAACGAGCGCGAGGTGTTTCTCACCCTCGACCAGATCGGCCGCCTCGCGTCCGCAATCGACGCGCACGAGAACCAGCGCGCCGCCGATGTCGTGCGGTTCATCCTGCTCACCGGCGCGCGCAAGGGCGAGGCGCGGATGGCGCGCCCCGACCAGTTCAATCTCGATCTGGCGATCTGGACGAAGAAGGCCTCGACGACCAAGCAGAAGAAGATGCACCGCGTCCCGCTCTCGCGGGCGGCCGTCGCCTTTGTCCGCGCGCGGCTTGCCGATCTTCCGCCCGACGCCGAATGGCTCTTCCCCGGCGATGTCGAGGGCAAGCCGATCGAAGACATCCGGCGGTTCTGGGCCGACATCCAGAAGGCCGCGGGCCTTGATGGCGTCCGGGTCCACGATCTCCGCCACACCTTCGCGTCGCTGCTCGTCAGCGGCGGGATGTCGCTTCCCATGATCGGCAAACTGCTCGGCCACAGCAGCCCCAAGACGACCCAGCGCTACGCCCATCTGCTGGACGATCCCGTTCGGCAGGGGGCGGACGCGGTGGGCGAGATGCTGCGCCCGAAGCTCAAACTGATCTCGGAGGCCTCGCCGTCGGATCGCGCGGCGTGACGGATGATGCTAAAAGGGCACGCGGACTTTCGGTTTGGCGTTCATGTGGGGGACAATCTCAGCCTGGCTTGAGCGTAGGCAGGCGGCCAAGGGCCGCGTCCGGGACGACGCGCGGCTTCTCCTCGCGAAGGGTCCCGCCACCGCCTACTACGACGCCCAACGGCTGGCCGCCCGCGCGCGGTTCGCCGGGGATGGGAAGGGATTCGTCCATTGGGCGCGCGTGGCGGCGGAGGTGGCCCGGATCGGCACCGGCCCGATGGACATGGCCGTCGTTCGCGCCATCGTGGACGAGGAAGAGCGCCACGCTAGGCGCGGCAAAGCTCCTGCCAGACAATCCTGATCTTGCGCGCGATCGTGCTCTCGTCGGGCGCGTATTCGTCCTCGCGCCGCTCGAACCAGTCGCGCATTTCCCTCACCAGTTCCGCCTGCGTCCTGGGCAGGCCGTGTTCGTGGATGCGCCGGGCGAGCACGGCGTAGAATGTATCCCAGTCGTGGCGCGGCGGCGCTCCCGGCCCCGGCCGGCGGGTCTTCGGCGGCGCGGTGGACAAATGCGCTGGACCGGCCTCGCAGAAGCGCTGCTCGAATTTCTCCACCTCGCCGCGCCGGACAAGCACGTCGGCGGCGGTGACGACGACGCCGTTGGGCGGCTCCGAAATCCAGCGGAATTCCTGGTCGCCCGTTTTCACACGGCGAATGGCCACCGACTGACTCGGGACGCCGTCGCGCCGGAAAAGCGGCAATACGTGAGGCGCCTCGATGTCCACGAGGCCGGACACCGTTTCCGACTGACCGATCTTCACGGGTGGGAGCGCGATCGAAAGCGAGAGAAGACCTTCCGTTGACCATCCGATGACATCGAACGGCGTGACGGACCATCGCGCGGCGGCTTCGGTCAACAGGTAGAACGAACGTGGTGGCAACATTTTGAGCATCCCCCTCTCGACGCAAGACCAGACCTCGCCTCGACTTCCGCCTTGGAGCAAGTCTCTCAACTTCAAAAAAACTTGGACTAGTTGGAGAAAGTCCGTCTCGCCCGGCGGTAGGCCTGCACTACGCGCCTCAGATCGCTTCTCATGTCGGGCGGCAGGCGTCCCGCCTCCACGAACAGGTCGTCCAGCCGGACGCCCAGGATCGCCGCCGCCCGCTCTACGAGCTCGTCGCGGGGGGCGTTCTCCTGCTCCCGCTCGACGCGCGACCAGTAGGCCGGCGATACGCCGAGCCGTTCGGCGAAGTCGTTCAGGCCGATGCCCTGCTCTACTCGCCTTGCCCTGACGGTGAGGCCGAAAGCCATCTGCTCTCTCCTTCCTAATCCGCGATCAGGCCGTATTTCCGAAGCCGGACGGCGATGAACGATTCCGACAGGCCGAATTCGCCGGCGAGCGCGACGACGATCGCCTCGATCGCGCTCCAATCGTTCCTGCTCGTCTTCATGCAGGGCGTCGGGGCTTCGCCGCGCCAGGAGATCGACGCCCCCACCGCCGATGCTTCCCGGATGAAGGCGCGCGTGAATTGCCGCCGCGGCGCCAGAAACGCGCCCATGAACTCGTCCGCGCGCCATTCCCTCCAATCGACCGGCGCGCGGGCCGCGCGAGCTTCGGCGCGGCTGCGGAACGCGCGCGCCGCCCTGCCCTTCATCGCGGCTGGCATGTCGAAGATGGCGTGTGCGAGCTCGTGCACGGCCGTCGAGCGAAGCAGTTCGGGCCGGTCTTCGAGCAGGTCCGAGTTCAGGCTGATCATGACCTCGCCCGGCTCCTCGGGATCGTGTTCGCACACGCCCAGCACCGGGCTCCCTTCCTCGTCGTGAACCGGATGCTCCGCATCCCATACGAGGCGAAGCTGCGTGCCGTTTACACGCAGCCGCGCCGTCCGGCGGAAAAGATCGTCCGGATCGACCGGCCGAACCACGAACCCAAGCAACCGCCTTCGCAGATTGGCGCCCAGCGCCCTTATGGCCTCGGCGGAGAGCCGCACCGGCTCGCCGGACCCGAAGCTCGGATACTCAACGCTCGCCACCATCGCGCCTCCTTCCCGGCGGATCGTTAACCGCTTCCTCAACAGCAATGTTCTTCTTACGTTCTTGATAGGCGAGAGTCCAGACCCTTTCCATTCCCTTCCAATTCCCTCGCGGCGGCGCCCGCGAGCACCCTCTTTCCGCCTGTTTCCGCCTGTTTCGGCCTAAGCCTCGGCGGCCCTCGCATGTTCGGATCGCGCCGATTTCGATCGGTGCGCCACGGAGGAGGGATTGCATGGATACGCAACAGGATGAGAGCCCGTCGGGAGGCCGCCCGCTTCTCGACGGATGGCTGACGAGGGCCGAGGTCGCCGCCGAGATAGGCGTCTCGGTGGATACCCTGGCCCGCTGGGAAACCCGCCGGATCGGGCCACCCTCGGTCCGCATCGGACGCCGGGTCCTCTATCGCGCCCAGGCGTTCCGCGAGTGGCTTGTCGCCAACGAGCGACACACCAATCCGTCGGTGGCGTCATGAACAGGCCGAGCGAAGCCATACAGCGCTCGGCTTCAAGCGCGCTCCGATCACTCCTTGAGCTGACCTGCGAGGCCCATGCCCCGCACGGGGACGAGATCAGACTCACCGAGTTCGCCCTGAACGTCCTCGTCAACGCCATGGCGAAAATCATCCTGGCGGACGCCGCGGCGGAATGCGCGCACCGCTCGGAGAGCGCCGACGAGAACGCCGTCCGCGTACTCGCCGCGATGAACGCCGCGAAACTCTTCGCGGTCCTTCCGCAGGTCCTTGTCGATTTCATCGAGGCGAACGCGGCCGCCGAGGCCGCGAACGCAAATCGGATATGCCGGACGAATGCCGCTGTCGGGCGGGGGAGCCTCCAATGACGAGCTCCTTCGCACGCCACGGCATCGATCATCTTTCGGCGTCGTCGCTGAACCTGTGGGCCGCACAGCCCGCGCTGTGGATCATGGAGCGGCTTCTCGGCCGCATAACCCCGACGGGCATTCCGGCCGCGCGCGGCAAGGCGGTCGAGCACGGCGTCCACATCGGGCTGATCGATCCCGCGAAGCCGGCCGACGACTGCGCGGCCGAAGCCGAGCGCGAGTTCAATCGGCTGACCGCGCTCGCCGGCGATCCGCGTCGCGAGGAGGAACGGCCGAAGATCGGCGGCTATGTGCGCGGCGCGCTCGCCGAGCTTCGGCAATACGGCGTGCCAGACGCATATCAGCACCGCGTCGAGCTTCGGCTCGACGACGTTCCGGTGCCGATCATCGGCTTCATCGACTGGCGGTTCTCCGATCACGGCCTGATCGTCGATCTTAAGACGACCGAACGCTTTCCGTCCGAGATAGGCGATCCCCACGGTCGCCAGGGCGCCGTCTATGCGTCGGCCCACGGCAATTTCGGAATGCGCTTCGCCTACGCGAAGCCCGCGCCGGGGAAGAAGGAGCCGCAGCAGGTCCGCGTCTACGAGATGTCCGGCGACGATGTGCGTCGGCATCTCGCCGCGCTGCGCCTCATCGCTCTCTCGCTCGGCCGCTTCCTCGCGCTCTCGAACGATCCGCGCGAGCTCGCCGGGCTGATCGTCCCCGACTTCGAAAGCTTCTGGTGGTCCGACCCGGCCGCGCGCGCGGCGGGCCGGGAGGTCTTCGGTTTTTGAGGCGCGCGATGTCCGAAGCCCGAAAGATCATGCTTACGCGGTGCCTGTTCGCAACCGTCGATGTCGAAGACTTCGACCGGTTCGCCGCCTTCAAATGGCAGTCCTGCAATGTAAGCGGCGACAAGTGGTACGCGAGCCGCGCGGTGAAGATCGGCGGAGTATCGCGCACCATCTACCTGCACCGTGCCGTTCTGAATCCACCGGATGGGATGGATGTCGATCATATCGACGGGAATGGCCTCAACAATCGCAGAGCTAATCTGCGCATCTGCCACCGCGCGCAAAACGTCCAGAACCAAAAGAAGACGCGCGGATCGTCGCTATTCAAGGGCGTGTCTTGGCACGCCGCCGCCGGCAAGTGGATGGCCTGCGTCAACGCTAATGGCCGGCGCTTCTATCTAGGCATCTTTGAAAACGAGATTGACGCGGCGCGCGCATACGACGCCGCCGCGATCACCCTATTCGGCGAGTTTGCTCGGCCGAATTTTGCGCAACGCTAAAAGCAAGAGGAAAACGACAATGCTCAATATCGGTGGTTCTGGAACGGTAAAGCCATGGGTCAAATTTAACAGCAAGGCGGATAAGTGGTTCGTCCGCGGCCCCGAGGGCGGCGACCAGGAAATCGCCCGCCCCACCTTCCTTATCGATCTCAAGAACATCGCGACCGGCTGGTTTCGGTTCGCGCAGGGCCAGGCGCCGGAGCGCGTGATCGATCCCTCGCTCAATCAGATCGCGCCGTCGCCGGGCGACGGCTTCAAGCGCGGTTTCGTCGTGATGTGCTTCTCGCAGAAATTCTTCGGCGGCGCGGTCGAAATGAGCGGCGCCTCGCTTCATCTGTCAAACGCGATCCGCGATGTCTACGCGAAGTTCGTCGAGGAAGAAGCCAAGCCCGAAAATCGCGGCAAGGTGCCGGTGATCGCCTGCGTCGGCTCGGACGCGATGAAGGACAAGCACGGTCTGAACTATCGGCCCCGTTTCGAGCTCGTCAAATTCGCCGATCGCCCCGCCGAACTGCCCGACGCCTCGCCGGTGGACGATGCCGATGTCTGGAAGGGCGCGTATCAGCCGCAGCAGGCCGCGCGGCACGTTCCGCCGCCCGCGGCGAAGGCGCCCGCGGCCGATCCGGCTCTCGATACGGAGTTCTGACCGTGACCGAGGGGCACAACGGCGGCGCTGCCGCGGACATACTCGTCGAGTTCGTCGAGGACATCGAAGGACTCGAAATCGAGAAGCAGGCGATTGCCGACAGGATCAAGGCGGTCAAGGCCCGCGCGCGCAGCGCGGGCTTCGACACCAAGGTTCTGAACCAGATGCTCCGCGAGCGGCGCATGTCGCAGCTCGAACGGGAAGAATTCCAGGCGCTCTGCGAAATGTATCGCGCGGCGCTGGGGATGCTGAACGGAACGCCGCTCGGCGAAGCCGCGCGCAGGCGCCTCATGGGCAAGCTCCCGCCGAAGCCGGACGAGCCGGCGAACGAGGAGCCGCCAGTCGCGCCCGATGAGGCTTCCAACACCGAGGACCTCGAAGCGGCGCGCGCGGCTGGCCGCGCCGCCGCGCGCGAAGGCAAGCGCATCGTCGATAATCCCTACACGGCCGGCGATCCGCGCCGCGCCGCGTGGGACGAGGGTTGGTGCGCCGAGACGGGCACCGACGGCATGGAAGTACCCGCGGCATGGCGGCGGCAGTCGGCGAAGAAAAAGAAGAAACCCGAAGGCGACGAAAAGCCGGAAGGCGGTGAAGGGGGCGAAGGATGAGCCGCGATCCCTTCCGCCGCGCCGCCGGCGACGACATCAAACGCGCGCTTTCCAAGTTCGCCGACGTGCTCATGCCGCAGGAAGCGGAAGAGCCGATCCTGGCGCCGAACGTGCGCGCCGCTGTCTTCGAGTGGCTGACCGAGGTCCGCGCAGCCGACGACCTCAAGGCGGTCGGCATCAAGCCGCGGCGCACGGCGCTTCTCTACGGGCCGCCCGGCTGCGGAAAGACGACGCTCGCGCACCATTTCGCGGCGCGGCTCGGCCTGCCGCTGGCCTGCGTCCGATCCGAAAGTCTGGTCTCCGCCTATCTCGGATCGACCGGCCAGAACATCGGCCAGCTTTTCGACGCCATGGCCGAGACCGAGGGCAAGGTCGTCGTCTTCTTCGACGAGGTGGACGCACTCGGCGGCCGGCGCATGAACGATCAGGGCGCGTCCGTCGAACGGGCGAACTCGTTGAACGTGCTTCTGCGTCGCATCGAGCGGTTCGACGGCATCGCGATCGCGGCGACGAACCGGCAGGACTTCCTCGACAGCGCATTGTGGCGGCGCTTCGACATGCAGATTTCCGTCGATCTGCCAACGGCGGACGAGCGGTTCGCAATCATCAAGCGATACGCCGCGCCCTTCGATCCGCCGGACGACGATGTCGATCTGCTCGTCGATCTTACAGTCGGCGCGTCGCCCGCATTGCTTCGCGCGCTCATGGAAGGCGTCAAGCGGACGCTGATCGTCGGGCCGAAGACGGGGCGCGGGATCGACGATCCCGCGTCGGTGTTCGCGGCTGTGGTCGCGTCCGTGGCGCCCGCGCCCGAATACGAGCCGCCGCCGCTTTGGCAGGAGACTCCGTTCCCGAAGGAGATCGCGCTTCTCACGTGGCCGATGCCGCGGAAGGGAGGCGCGTGATGGAAGCCATTTCCCTTGACGCCCAAATCGCCTGCGTGCGCCGCGAAATCGGAATGCGGGAGCGCGTCTATCCGAAATGGGTGAGCGCCGGCCGCATGAAGCAGGACGCCGCCGACCGCGAGCTCGCCGCCATGCGCGCGGTGCTCGCGACGCTTGAGATGCTGGCAACCCTGCCCGGCAAGATCGCATATCAACTCACCAAGCGGCTCGTCATCGACATGCCCTCTGCGCGCGCCGCCGTCGATGCGGCGCTTGAGGAGGTAACAGGATGACCGCAACAACCGCGATCTCCGCCTATCCGCTCTGCTGGCCGCCGAACGTGCCGCGCGCGCAGCGTCGCGAAGCCGGCAGCTTCAAGACCTCGCTCGCCGGCGCGCTTCGCAACGTCGAGGACTCGCTTCGCCTGTTCGGACGGGATTCGAGCAAGCCGGTTTCGAACCTCGTCCTCTCGTCGAACGTCACGCTCGGCGTCCATCGCCCGGAAGACCCCGGCGTCGCCGTCTGGTTCGTGTGGGACGGCATTCAGGTCTGCATCCCGGTCGATCGCTACGCGACGCCGGAAGCCAACCTCCAGGCGATCCACCACATCGTCGAGGCGCGCCGGGTCGAACTCCGGCACGGCACGCTCGCGCTCGTGCGCGCCTCGTTCCAGGGCTTCCGCGCGCTGCCGTCACCAAACGGAACGCGATCGTGGCGGGAAGTGCTCAACCTTCTGGGCGAGCCAAATCCGACACGCGAGCAAGTCGAACATCACTACAAGATCAGAGCCCGGTCCGCTCATCCCGACGCCGGCGGATCGAACGAAGCGATGGCTGAATTGAACGCCGCGCGCGAGGCGGCGCTCAAGGAGGTGGTCCAATGACCGCGCTCGATCTTCAGCGGCCCAACTGGCCGCCGGAAGCGGTCGAACGCCTCCGCGAGCTTTGCAAGGCGGGGCTCTCGGCCCGCATGTGCGCCCGCGCGCTCGAACAAGAATTCGGCATGCGCGTCACGCGCAACGCGGTGCTCGGCAAGATATGGCGGCTCGGCCTCACGGGCCGGCGCGTCGCCGTCCGCCAGCGCGCGGCATCGTCCCCGCGAAAGCGCAGCGTCCGGGTCAGGCCGCGCCGCTCGCTCCCGTTTGCGGGCTCGCCGCCGCAGGAAATCGTCCCCTGCCCGACCGCGCTGTTCGATCTCCGACGCGATCAGTGCCGATGGCCCGTCGGCGATCCGCGGACGCCGGAATTCCATTTCTGCGGCGCCCGGCGCCTGGAGCCTTTCCCCTACTGCGACGGGCACGCTCGCATCGCCTATTGCCGCGACGACGCGCACGAAGAGCACCCGGCATGAGCATCGAGCGCATAAAGGGCTGCATCGCCTTCGTCTGCGACAATTGCGACGAAGGACTCGAAACCGAGGAACGGGATTTCGCCGCCGCGCGCGAGGCGACGGCCGCGGAAGGATGGATCGTCCGCCGCCTGCGCGGCGAATGGAAACATTTCTGCTCCGCCGCCTGCGCGAAGGCATCTACGTCTGCCTGAAATGTCCAGCGCCGTGGACCCCATCCTTTCGCCCGATCCCGAAGCGATGCGAAGGCATCTTGAGCATGTCTTCCTCGGCGATCTCGACGGCGCGCACGACGGCTTGATCGAACTCGCGTGGAACGACGAGCGCACCGGCGCGCTGTCCGCCGCCGAACTCTTTTCCACGGACCGCATCGACGATCTCGTCGAGCGCGCCGCCGATCTGAACCGGACGCCGGGCGTCAACGTCTATGTCGGCGCGGCGCTGCGCAAACCGCTCACGCGACAGGCCCGGCGCGCCGCCGACGCGGACTTCCACGCCGCGAGCTGCCTTTGGGCGGATGTGGACTCCGATGTCGTCGCGCCGGCCATCGCCTCGTGCAAGCGCCGTGGCGTTCCGCCGACCATGACCGTCGTCACCGGCCGGCATCCGCACCTGCGCGCGCAGATGTGGTGGCGGCTCGACGTGCCCGCCCGCGATCCCGCCGCCCTGCGCGCGCTGTGCGCCAGCATCGCCGCGGCGCTCGGCGGCGATCCGTCCGTCGTCAATCCCGGCCGCGTCCTCCGCCTCGGCGGCTCCGTCGCGTGGCCCACCAAGGACGGCCGCGTGCTCGAGCGCACCGAGGTCCACATCCCCGACGACGGCCGCCCGCGCGAATACTTCCTCGAACAGCTTGCGCGCGCCTTCGCGCCCGAACCCGGCCCGCTCATGTCGGGACAGGCGGAAACGTCCGCGCCCATTCCGCCCGTTTCCGCCCAACCGCGCCACGACGGCGGGCTCGCCATCGGAAGCCTCTCGGTCGAGTCCGCGGTCGAGGCCGTCCGGCGCGGCGACCGCTGGCACGATCACGTCGTCCGCCTCGTCGCGCACTGGCTCGCGCGCGGATGGTCCGACGCGGAAATCCTCGCCACCGCCGAATCCCTCACGCTGCCGGGCTGGACCCACGACCAGACGCGCCGCGACCTCGCGCGCATGATCGAGGGCGGCCGGCGCAAGTGGAATATCCCGAACCCTCTGCATGAGGTCGGCGACAGCGACCCGCCGCCGCCTCTCGACATCGCCTGGGTCGATCGCCTCAACGCCGCGATGATCCCGCGGCGGCGGTGGCTGATCGGCTCCTTCGCCATCCGCGGCCACGTCACCGTCCTTGTCGCGCCGCCCGGCGCCGGCAAGTCCACGCTCGGCATCGCGCTCGCCACGGCTGCGGCCACCGGCCGCGAGGAACTCGTCGGCGAAACCGTGCACGAGCCCGTCAAGGCGTGGGTCTGGAACAACGAGGACGACGCGGACGAACTGCGCCGCCGGCTCGCCGCCGTCATCCAGCGGTGGGGCATCGACCTCGACGCGATCCGCCACCGCCTCGGCCTCAATTCCGGCGCCGACCGCCCGCTGCTCGTGGCGCGCGGCGGCCGCGACGGCGCCGTGGCGCGCCTCCCCGACATCGACGCCATAGCCGAACGCGTCCGCGCGAGCGGCATCGGCCTGCTCGTCGTCGATCCCTTCGTCGAGACCCACGAGGTGGACGAGAATGACAACGCGCAGATCAAGGCCGTCGCGGTCATGTGGCGCGAGGTCGCCCGCCGCTGCGACTGCGCCGTCGTCCTCGTCCATCATACCGGCAAGCCACCCGCCGCCGCGCCCGACGCCTGGGCGGGCTCGCTTTCCGCCTCTCGCGGCGCATCGTCCCTCGGCGGTGTCGCCCGCATCGTGCGGACGCTCTTCTGCATGTCCGAACGCGACGCGGAGAAGCTCGGCCTGGCGCCCGAAGACCGCCACCGCTGGGTCCGCCTCGACGACGCCAAGGCGAACCTGTCGCTCTCCGAGAGCGCGAAGTGGTTCAGGCGCGAATCCGTCACCATCGCCAACGGCGACGAGGTCGGCGTGCTCGTGCCCGGCGATCCGAAGCCCGAAACCACCGGCGCCGATTTCGACGCCATCCGCGAGGCGCTGCTCGACGCCATCGGGAAGGCCTGGGACGGCGGGAACCCGCTCAGTCAGCATCCCCGCGCCAAGGATCGCTACGCGCCGGCGAAGGTCGCGCGCGAGATCGGCGCGTCGATTGACGACGTTCAGACGGTCCTTGCCCGGCTCATATCGGCCGGCGTCGTCCGCGAGGAACTCTTCGACAGCAGCAGGAAGAAATACGGGCTGCGGATCGTGCCGTTCGACGAGCGCCCGCCGCCGGAAGGGAGGGAGGAATGACGTTTGTTGAAAACCCGCGTCTGCGGAGGCTCCTGCTTTCCGCCATCGGCAGGGCTTGGAAGCGGGGCGAACCGCTGAGCATGAGGCCGGCCGACGGCGACAGATTTGTCGCGCGCGTTATCGCGCGCGGCAAGATCGGCGTCGCCATCCGCGTCGAAAACGAACTCTTCGCCGCCCTCCGGGCCAAGGAAATCCACGAGGAAGTCGTCGCCCGGAAGCCCCTGACCTTCGGCCTGCGGCTTGCGGAACGGGCCGTGGAAGGTTGCGGAGACGTTGCGGAGACATCCCCGGCGCGTCTCCGCACGTCTCCGCGGGCAGGCGCTAAGCGGTTGCGTGGATTGACGAATTTCGATTGCGGAAACGTCCGCGGAGACGCCGCGGAGACGCGGAGACGCCACCGTAAGCCATTGAAAAAGCTAGCGGAGACGATTTGCGGAGACGCCCTTATTCCCAGCGTAGCAGGGAATAAAAGAACGGCGGGCGCTTGGCGCGCCGCGCCCGCCGTTCTTTTGCGGCAGGGCGAGGCGATCGAATTCGGCGCGCCGTTCGAGGCCGGCGATGTCCTTTTGGATCGCGGTCAACGGTTCGTCTGCGTTGAAGTCGTCCCTTGCGTCCGCAAGGACGGAACGCCGTCGGCCTGGACGATCTGGCACGGCGAATGCGCGGATTGCGGCGCGCCCTTCGGCGTAAAGGCTTATTCGAAAACCTGGCGCCCGGTTCAACGCCGCTGCGATCTCCACAAGTCGCCTCTGCATCGAACGAAGTTCGGCCGAGGGCGGCGCGCAGGGCGGAGGGTCGCGCAATGAGCGCCGACCGCTACGCCCGCGCCGCCGTCGAACGGCTCGACGAAGTCGCCCATGCCATGGAGCTCAAGTGGGGGACCGGCCGGCTCCCCCGGCTCGTCGATCCGGCGCTGGCCGCCCGCTTCGAGGCCCAGCGCGTGAAGCTCAACGAAGCGCTCCGCTCGGATCGGTCCGACGCCATCGCCACCCAGGCCGCCGCCATGGAGCGCGCCTGGAAGGCCCTCGACGCCGCGGCGCTCGCCGCCGGCGCGAAGCCGCTCTCGCCGACGGTGTGGGAAGCCGCGCTGCCCTCGACCGGCGAGATCGTCGCCATCGTCCGCACTGCCGAGGAAGCGTCCGCCATCGCCCGCGACCGCAAGGGCGCGGTCTACACGCTCGCCGAAGTCGCGGTCGCCCTCGACGCATTCGGCGAACAGGTCCGCGCCACCAAGGCGGCGTTCCCCGGCGCCGAGGTCACGGCGGTCCGTTCCCGCGAACTCGGCATCGGATCGGCGCCGCGAAATCCGCGCGCCGAGGGTCGGTCGCCCTCCCGGTCGAGGCGGACATCGACCGCGGGCGTCCGCGATCTTCTCTATGCCCCCTTGGGCCAACCGTCGAAGCCCCGCTCGGACGACAGGCCCTTCAACGACGAAATCCCCTTCTGAACGGAGGTCGAATGGACAAGCACACCGAACCTAGCCACGCCGCGCCGCCCGCGACCGCCGCGGAAAGCGAAAGCAGGTCGATCCTCGCGCTCGATCTCGGCACGTGCACGGGATGGGCGCTGCGCGCTACCTCGGGCGCCGTCACGAGCGGCACCCACGAATTCCGGCCGGGACGCTTCGAGGGCGCCGGAATGGCGTTCCTCCGCTTCGACGGCTGGCTCGGCGAAACGCTGCGCCTCGCCGGCCGCATCGACGCGGTCGCCTTCGAGGAAGTCCGCGCCCACGCCGGCACCCTCGCCGCGCAGGTCTACGGCGGCTTCCTCGCCCATCTCACCGCATGGTGCGAGCAGCACGCGGTGCCCTACCTCGGCGTCCCCGTCGCGACGATCAAGCGGCACGCGACCGGCAAGGGAAACGCATCGAAGGGGGAAGTGATCGCCGCGATGAAGCGGCGCGGCCACGATCCGCGCGACGACAACGAGGCGGACGCGCTCGCGATTCTCCATTGGGCGATTTCTCACGGCATCGGAGCATGAGCATGAGCAGGAGAAGGACGGAATTCCTCGACGAGATCGCGGGCATTCTCACCGATCGCGAGGATCAATACGGGGCGCCCGAAAGGCTGTTCCGCGAGATCGCCCGCGTATGGTCGATGATCCTGAGCTTCGAGGTCGAGCCCGAACAGGTCGCCCTTTGCATGATGGCCGTGAAGCTCGCGCGGCTCAGCCGCAACTGGTCGCACGCCGACAGCATCAGGGATGTCGCCGGATACGCGGCCATTCTCTCCCAACTGGTCAGCGAGGCACGCGCGAAATGAAATACACGCCCAAGGACATCGAGGAGCGCTTCGAGGAAGCCGCCGCGACGTTGCGGCGTCTGCCCGATACGCGGGTGCCCGGATATTTCAGCGCGTGGCCGCCGATAGTCCGCGCGGCGGTCGAGGCATACGGCTACGATCCGGCTCGGATGCCCCGGATCGCCCCGACGCCGCAGGCCATCAGCCGCATGGAGGAGACGTTCTCGTGGCTGATGTGGCTTGAGCCGGACGACGCTCGGATCGTGTGGCTTCGGGCCGAGGGCGTGCGATGGAAGCCCATCTGCTGGCGGATCGGAATATCGCGGGCCGCGGCGTGGCGCCGGTGGGCTGCGTCGCTCATCGTGATCGCGAATCGTCTCAATTCCAAGTTCGTCGTGAGCGAGAAAAAGGGACGCAAGAAAGGGATAGCCGCAACTATCGACGAAGCGCGACGCGAAGGCTTGTTCTAAGGCGGCATGGATCGGCAACAATCCGCAAAACACGTTGAACTTTGGGCGCGACACATTGGCGTTTTGAGCGCATGTTTCGCGGCAAGATCGCGGGACGCGCGCCCGCCAGCCCACCCTCCCCCGCCGGCATAGGTTCTTTTTCCCATCCGGAGAATGCGGGCGGCGAAGGCCCGATCGAAATCTAGCGGCAGAGCCGAAATCCGCTTGCGCACGGGCAGCGCAACCGGGTTGCGCACCGTCGTAGCGGTGAACTCTCTTGCCTGACCTCGTGGGGATGCCCGCGCACTAAAGGATCGCCGAGACATCGGCGCAGAGAAGAGAGTTCTCCGGTGCGGCCCCAAGCCACGACATGTCGTGGCTTCAGGCCGTGACGCCTGCTTAACCCGCCTGCCGAACCAAGGTGGGCGGGTTTCATTCCCGCTTCCTTGGCCGAAGAGTCCGCGGCGCGGGGCGATCTGGCAGACCTGAGGAAAAATACCGAATGCAGCGGATCGTTATCGCCGCCACGGCGGTGCTTTGCCTGTTGCTTTCGATGGCTCGGGCGGAGGCCAGGCCCGCCGGATGTCCGGCGGCGTGGTGCGGTTGCTGGCTCGCGCGGCACTTCGGCCTGAACGACAAGCGGCTTTGGCGCGCGATCAACTGGGCGCGCCTTTGGGGCCATCCGGCGCGCGGCCCAGCGCCGGGCGTCGTCGTTGTCTGGCCGCATCACGTCGGTGTCGTCACGGCATCGGGAAGCCGCAGCGGAACGGCTGTGGTTCTTTCCGGCAACGACGGCCACGGCGTGCGTGAGCGCGAGCGGAGTTTGCGTGGCGTCATTGCCTTTCGTGCGCCCGAAAAGCCGGCGTTCAGTAATTTCTAAGTTCGGAGACATCGCTTGCAGATCGAGAAGCGGCCGATAGAGCGGCTTGTCCCGTACATCCGCAACGCGCGGACGCATTCGGACGATCAGGTCGCGCAGATCGCGGCTTCGATCGCGGAATTCGGCTTCGTCAATCCGGTACTGATCGGCGCCGACGACGTAATCGTCGCCGGCCATGGCCGCGTGCTCGCAGCGAAGCGTCTCGGCCTGTCCGAGGTCCCGGTGATCGTGCTCGATCATCTGAACGAGGCGCAGCGGCGCGCGCTTGTCATTGCCGACAACAAGCTCGCCGAGAACGCCGGCTGGGACGAGGCGATGCTGCGGGCCGAACTCGCGGCGCTTCGCGAGGAAGATTTCGATCTCGACATTCTCGGATTCAGCGATGCCGATCTTCTTCGCATTCTGGATTCGATCGATCCCGCAGGCCAGCCGGGTGGCCAGGACGCCGACGACTCCGGTATCCCTCCCGCCGGGTCGTCGGCGTCCGAACCGTCCGCGACGCTGGCGGAGCGCTTCGGAATTCCGCCGTTCAGCGTGCTCGACGCGCGCAAGGGATGGTGGCAGGAGCGCAAGCGCGCCTGGATTGCCCTCGGTATCCGCTCCGAGCTCGGCCGCGGCGCCGCGCCGGGCGGAAGCCCGAGGCCGCTCGATCGCGCGCGGATGGAGAAGGCGAGTGCCGCGCCCGGCGGTTCGCCCATGCCCGCGATGAACTATTCGAAATCGAAGGCGCGCGGCGATGGGCGGGGGCGGCCGATATGACGAACCTGACATTCGTGAAGGGCGAGCGTGATCCCGAAGAACTCGATCCCGTGTCGCAGGCGATTCTGGATGTCGGTTCGGGCACGTCGATCTTCGACCCGGTGCTGTGCGAGATTGCCTATCGCTGGTTCTGCCCGCCGAACGGCGTGGTGCTCGATCCCTTCGCCGGCGGTTCGGTCCGTGGCATCGTCGCTTCCCGGCTCGGCCGGCGATATGTCGGTGTCGAGCTTCGCGCCGAGCAGGTCGCGGCCAACATCGCGCAGCTTTCGCTGGCGGGCGATCCGGCGCCGGAATGGCGGCGGGGCGACTCGCGCGACATCGCCCGCATCGCCGGGGATGTCGAGGCGGACCTCGTGTTCTCGTGCCCGCCCTACTGGAACCTGGAAGAATACTCCGACGATCCGGCCGATCTCTCGACGATGGGCCGTGAAGAGTTCTTTGCTGCGCATGCCACGATCATCCGCGACGCGGTGGCGCGCCTTCGTCCGGATCGCTTCGCGGTGTGGGTGATCGGCGACGTTCGTGACGACGACGGTTGCTATGTGAACCTTCCCGGCCGCACGGTCGAGGCCTTCGAGGCCGCCGGCGCGCGCTTCTACAACGACGCAATTCTCGTGACGGCGGTGGGCTCGCTTCCGGTGCGGGTCGGGCGCCAGTTCGAGGTCTCTCGCAAGCTCGGCCGCACGCATCAAAACGTGATGGTTTTCGTGAAAGGCGATCCGCGCAAGGCGACGGAAGCGTGTGGGCCGGTCGAATTCGGCGAGATTGTAGGCGAGGAGCAAGAGTCTTGATGCAGGGTGGCGCAGCGGCAGCGCGCGCGGCTCATATCCGCGAGGTCGCCGGTTCAAATCCGGCCCCTGCTCCCGTTATCGCCGAGCACGACGGCATGCTGGTCGTTCGCGACGACCTCTTTCCGGGCGGCACGAAGGCCCGCTTCGTGGCGACGCTGTTCGACGGTGCGCGCGAGGCCGTTTATGCGTCGCCGGCGGAAGGCGGCGCGCAGACGGCCCTTGCGCACGTCGCGCGACGGCTAGGAAAACGCGCGACGATCTTCGTCGCCGCGCGACGGCGCATGCACGACCGCACGCTCGAAGCGTCGCGGCTTGGCGCTAAGGTCGTTCCGGTTGCGCCGGGTTATCTGTCGGTCGTCCAGGCGCGAGCGCGCGAATACTGCTCGCACACCGGCGCAAGGCTGGTGCCGTTTGGCGTCGATATGCCCGAGGCGATCGACGCCATCGCAGCGGCCGCGCGCGCGACGGGGATCGAGCCGGACGAGGTATGGTGCGCCGCCGGATCGGGCGTGTTGGTGCGTGGCCTGGCGAAGGCGTGGCCCAGCGCGCGGCGGCATGTCGTGCAGATCGGCCGCGAGCTTTCGCCGGCGGAGGTCGCCGGCGCGCGCATTCATGTTCATCCGCTGGCCTTCGGGCAGACGGCGCGGACGGCGCCGCCGTTCCCGTCAGATCCGCACTACGACGCCAAGGCGTGGGAAATAGCGAAGGCCCGCCGTGGGGCGGGCCTTGTGGCTTTCTGGAATGTGACGGGACCGGCGCGGCCTTAGGCGCGCGCGTCTTGTGCTCGCCGCCAGAGCGCTTCCGCGACATTCGCCACGATCTGCTCGCCTTGATCGGCGCAGTAGTGGCGCGCGACGCGCTCGGCGTCGGCATATGTGCGGATCGGCATCGTAACGTTCAGGCCGTTCCCTTCGGTGAGCGAACGGGACCGCCAGATTGAGTCCGCGACCTCGTCGCATTCGGTCATTGGCGCGCCTCCAATGCGATCACACAAAGGTCGCGGTAGCGGGCCATCGCCTTTGGGCTGGACGAAACGGGATTGATCGTCATCGCCTTGAGTCCGTCGATGTCGCCGGCCTTGGCGAGTTCGACGAGCCGCGCGAGCTTGTTGCGGAAGCGCGCGTGCGTCGGTGCGCTGAAGTCGGGCGGCTCGGGGAGCTTGCCCTGGCGCGCGGCTTCCTCGATCGAGGCGCGCTTGCCCACGGCGCGTGGCTGAGTCTTCGCGTCCGGCGCGGGTTCGGGCTTCCTGGGCGCCGGTCGCTTCTCTTCCTTCGCCTTGTAGGCGAAGCCGTCCTTGGTCTTGACGATCTCGAACTCGTCGTCCTTCAGCCCCGCGGCTTTCGCCGCGCGCTGGGCATTGAATTTCTTGGCGTAGGTCTTCATTTTCGGTTCCTCTGCCGGTGTCGAAGCCTCGTCGGTAACGAGGGCAGACCGACCGTCCGCGTCGATCGCATAGATCAAGGCGCGCCTTCCGTTGCGGTGCTCATCCGCGATCCGGGTCGCTTCGTTTCGCGCGTCGGCGAGGGTTTCGGCTGACGCCCTGGCGTAGCAGCCCCGGCCGAGGAAGAGCGCGACATCGAAGCGGATCGCGTTGGCGATTACGTTCCGGTCCCGGATGTCGGCGGGATGCGGCTTGCGCACCATGTGCTTCTCCGTGGGGTTGGTCTTCGAGCGGCGTCAGTCAGGCTCGACCCGCGAAGAAGAGCAACTCCTAAGTCCCTGGAATTGTGAGCATATCCGGAGCCTGGAAGAGCATGGGTCTCTCCCGCAGGGCCTACGCCCGCCATCGCGGAGTAGCCGAAAACGCGGTTCGGGCGGCCATTGCGACGGGCAGGATAACCCTCGAGCCGGACGGGACCATCGATCCGGAGAAGGCGGACGCTCAATGGGCGGCGCGTACCGATCCCGCGCAGCAGCGCGGGCGCCATGCGCGCCCGAAGGAAGACCGCGCGGACGACGGCAAGGCCGTCCCACGCGCCGCCGTGGATGCGGTTCAGAAAACGCTCCGCGAGTCCGGTGAAAAGCCGGAAGGCGACGTGACCTTCCTGCGCGCCCGCACCGCGAACGAGGTCATCAAGGCGCAGGAGCGCAGCCTCCGCCTGGCGAAGATCAAGGGCGAACTCGTGGATCGAGCCCGCGCCGTCGCGACGATCTTCGGCCTCGCGCGGCGCGAACGCGACGCATGGGTGCAATGGCCGGCGCGCGTCGCTGCGCTGATGGCGGCCGAATTGCAGATCGATCCGCATCGGATGGAAACGGTTCTGGAAAAGCATGTCCGACGGCATCTCGCCGAACTCGCGGACGTCCGGGTCGAAATCAGGTGACGCCTACGACGGCGAGACCGACATCGTTCGCGCCTGGGCGCGGGGTCTGGCGCCCGACCCGGCGCTGACGGTTTCGGAATGGGCGGATCGCTACCGCATTCTTTCGTCGCGAGCCTCGTCCGAGGCGGGGCGCTATCGGACCGACCGCACGCCTTACATGCGCGACATCATGGATGCGCTTTCGCCTTCGCATCCTGCGCGGCGGATCGTGTTCATGTCGGGCGCGCAGCTTGGTAAGACCGAAGCGGGCAACAACTGGATCGGCTACTGCATCCATCAGGCGCCGGGTCCATTCCTCGCGGTCCAGCCGACCACCGAATTGGCGAAGCGCCTGTCGCAGCAGCGCATAGAGCCGCTTATCGAGGAAAGCCCCGAACTGCGCGAGATCGTCATGCCGGCGCGAACGCGCGACAGCGGCAACACGGTACTCGCAAAGCGGTTCGCCGGCGGACAGCTTGTGCTTACCGGCGCGAACAGCGCTGCCGGCCTGCGGTCGATGCCGGCGCGATGGCTCTTCCTCGACGAGGTGGACGCCTACCCCGGCGATGTCGAGGGAGAAGGCGATCCCGTCGCCCTCGCCGAAGCGCGGACTCGGACGTTCGGACACCGTCGGAAGGTCTTCATGGTCTCGACGCCGACGATCAAGGGATTGTCGCGGATCGAGCGGGAATTCGAGGCAACGGATCAACGGCGCTACTTCGTGCCGTGCCCGCATTGCCGCCATATGCAATGGCTGCGCTTCGAGCGCCTTCGCTGGGAAAAGGGACAGCCGGCTACCGCGGAATACATCTGCGAGAACTGCGAGAAAGGCATCGGCGAGCATCACAAGACGGCGATGCTCGCTGCGGGAGAATGGCGCCCCACCGCCGCATGCGCCGACCCGTATGTGATCGGCTTTCATATTTCTGGCCTCTATTCGCCGGTCGGATGGCTTTCGTGGGAGCAGATCGCCCGCGATTGGGAAGCGGCGCAAGGGAACGACGCGGCGCTGAAGGCCGCAAAGAACACGCTGCTCGGAGAAAGCTGGCAGGAGCGCGGCGAGGCGCCCGACTGGAAACGGCTCTACGAGCGCGAGAAGGAACACGCGCTTCGGACCGTGCCGTGGGGCGGGCTTGTGCTCACGGCCGGCGCTGACGTTCAGCACGACCGCATCGAGGTCGATGTATGGGCGTGGGGGCGCGGGCTCGAAAGCTGGCTCGTCGATCACGTCGTGATCGAGGGCGATACGTCCCGCTCCTCGGTTTGGGACGCGCTGACCCAACTGCTCTCGGCCGAGTGGAAGCACGAAGGCGGCGCGGCGATGCGGATCGCGCGGCTCGCCATCGATTCCGGCGACGGCCGTTCGACATCGCAGGTCTATTCGTGGGTGCGCCAATTCGGCGCCGGCGTCGCGGTGCCGATAAAGGGCATCGAGGGTTTCGACCGGTCCTCGCCGGTGGACGGCCCCACCTACGTCGATGCGACGGAGGGCGGCCGAAAGATTCGGCGCGGCGTCCGGCTCTGGAAGGTTTCGGTCGCGGTGTTCAAGTCCGAGACCTATCGCTTCCTGCGGTTCGACCGGCCGACGGCGGACGATCTGCGGAACGGCGTCGCGTTTCCCGACGGGTTCATTCACCTGCCGTCGGGGATTTCGGCGGAATGGGTCAAGCAGCTTACCGCCGAGCAGCTTGTGACGGTTCGCGACAGGCGCGGCTTTTCGAAGCTTGAGTGGCGGCAGATGCGCGAGCGCAACGAGGCGCTCGACTGCCGCGTCTATGCGCGAGCCGCGGCCTGGATGCTCGGCATCGACCGTTGGCAGGACGCGAAGTGGAAAACCCTTGAGCAGCAGGTCGCGGCGGACCGGCCGGCGGAGCAGCCCGCGGGCGAAGTGAAGCCGGTCGCCGCGCCGGGCGGGAAGCGGAAATCGAACTGGCTCGGCGGCCGTGACGGGAGATGGTTCTGAAATGAGCTGGACGCAGGCGGAACTCGACGCGCTCAAGACGGCGTATGCGAGCGGAACGACGCGCGTCACCTACGAAGGCAAGACCGTCGAATACGATTCCGAGGCGGCGTTGCTTCGGCGCATTCAGACGATCGAGTCCGCGATCAGCGCCGCCGCGGGAACGCCGCGGCCGGTGGCCGGCTATGCCTCCTTCGGCCGCGGTGATCGATGATGCGGGCGCAGGCTCCGGCCCCGACGCTGCTCGACCGCGCGATCGCGGCGGTCGCGCCGCGGACCGGCGTGAAGCGACTGCTCGCCCGCCAGGCCTTCGATGGCCTGGCGAAGCGCGCTTACGACGGCGCGGCTCGCGGACGGCGGACGGAAGGCTGGCGATCGACCGGCGCCTCGGCAGACGCGGAGATCGCTTCCGCCGGCGCGCTTCTGCGGAACCGCATGCGCGATCTCGTGCGCAACAACCCGCATGCGGCGAAGGCGGTAAGCGCCTGGGTGAGCAACATCGTGGGCGACGGAATCACGCCGCGCGCGAACACGGGCAACGCGGCGCTCGACAAGAAAATCGACGCACTCTTCGCCGAATGGTCGAAGGTCTGCGACGCGGACGGCCGGTCGGACTTCAACGGGCTTACCACGCTCGCCGTCAGAGAAATGGTAGAATCCGGCGACGTGTTCGCGCGGCGCCGCATGCGGCGCGTCGAGGACGGCCTGCCGGTGCCGTTGCAAATCCAATTGAACGAGGCCGATCACCTCGACGAGTCGAGGCTCGATGCGCGACCGGACGGAAGCCGCACGGTTCGCGGCATCGAATATGACGCCATCGGCCGGCGCGCCGCCTATTGGCTCTTCCCGAACCATCCGGGGGACATCGGGCTTTCGGTGTCCCAAAGCATCGTTTCGGTCCGAATTCCCGCCGACGGAGTGATCCACCTGTTCGCGCGAGACCGCGTTCAGCAGCGCGGCGTGCCGTGGGGCGCGCCCGTGATGCGGGCGCTGCGCGATCTGGACGACTGGACGAATTCCGAGCTCGTCCGAAAGAAGACCGAGGCGTGCCTCGTGGGCATCGTCACGGCCGCCGACGACGCCGATCAAGGCGTGGCGCCCGCCGTCGTCGATGCGGACGGCAAGACCATCGAGCAGTTCGAGCCCGGCCTTATCGCCTATGCGCGCGGCGGCAAGGACATCAAGTTCAACCAGCCGGCGGCGACGGCCGGCATAAGCGAATGGCTGCGGGCGCAGCTTCACATCGTGGCGGCCGGCTTCCGCCTGCCCTACGAGCTGCTGACGGGCGACCTTTCGCAGGTCAACTATTCGTCGATTCGGGCGGGTATCGTGGAGTTTCGGCGGCTGGTTTCCGCGATCCAGTGGCAGGTCGTCATCCCGATCTTCTGCCAGCCGATATGGGACTGGTTCATCGCGGCGGCGTATGCGGCGGGCTTGATCCCCGTAGCGACAGCGGGCGTCGAATGGGAGCCGCCCAAGTTCGAGTATCTCAACCCGCTCGATGACGCCCGCGCCGACCTGATGATGGTGCGGATGGGCTCGACCTCGCTTCGCCGCGTCGTGGCGCGCCAGGGCGAAAACCTCGACGACATCCTCGCCGAGACTGCCGCGACCAACGCGGTTCTCGACGAACTCGGGATCATTCTCGACAGCGATCCCCGCAAGGTCACGCAACAGGGCCTCTATCAGCCCGAAGCGGCAAGCGCATCCGGCGGTCAGCCCACCGGAGCGACGCAGAAGTCCTAAAGCAAGGAGGCAATCATGCCCGATCACGTTCGGGAGCGCCGTGACGTGCTCCCGATGCAAACCCGGCGCGCGCCGATTTCCTCGGTCGATGCCGAGGCGCGCACCGTCGATCTCGTCTGGACGACCGGCGCGTCGGTTCGCCGTCGCAAGTTCGATTGGGACACGATGCGGACCGTCAATTACGACGAAATCCTTATCGTCTCCGACAAGGCGGTCGATCTTTCGCGCCTGAACGCGGGCGCGGCGGTTCTCGACAGCCACGATACGTGGTCCACGCAGTCGCAGGTCGCGGTCGTCGAACGCGCCTCGATCGAGGACGGCAAGGGCATCGCCACAGTGCGCTTTCCGCAGCCCGGCGTGGACGCGAACGCGGATCGGCTGTTCGCCCTCGTGGCCGACAAGATCGTCCGCAACATCTCGGTCGGCTACACGATCGACAAGGTCCGCATCGAGAAGTCGGAGACTTCCGGCGATGTCGAAAAGTGGTTCATCGAGCGCTGGACGCCGCACGAACTTAGTTTCGTAACCATCCCGGCCGATCCGGGCGCGCAGGTTCGCGCACAGGAAGCGGACCGTCTCTTCCCCTTCGAAATCGTCAACCGGGCGCAGCCCGCCAATCAGGAGAACCATGCCATGCCGGAAGATACCGTCATGCCGGGCAGCGCGCCGGCAGAAGACACCGCAACGGAGGCCGCCCGCGGGGCCGCTCCGCAGCCGGCCCCCCAGCCGACCGCCGAGCAGGTGCGCGCGCAGGAGCGCGAGCGCATCACCACCATCGTGGGGCTGGTCGATCAGTTCAAGCTCGACCGCGCAGTGGCGGACGATCTCGTCGCGCGCGGCGTGACGATCGAGGAAGCCCGCAAGGTCGTACTCGACAAGCTGGCCGAGCGCGACTCGCGCGGCGCCGGCCATTCGCAGGTCTCCATGCCGGCCGGCGGCCTGGACGCGACCGTGACGCGCCGCGAGGCCATCGCGGAGGCGATCCTGCATCGCGCCCAGCCGCAGGCGTTCCAGATGACGGACCGCGCCCGCGAGTATCGCGGCATGCGCCTGCTCGACATCGCGCGCGATTGCCTGGAAGCGGCGGGCGTGCGCACGCGCGGCATGACGCCCAACGAGATCGCGCACACGGCGACCCGCGGCGCCGGTCTGCAATCGACCAGCGACTTCCCGCTCATCCTCGCGGCGGTCGCCGGCAAGCGTCTGCGGCAGGCCTATGCGGGCACGCCGCGCACGTTCACGGCCTGGGCGCGCGGCGTCACGGCCACCGACTTCAAGCCGATGTATCCAACGCAGGTCGGCAACTTCCCCGCGCTCAAGGCCGTGATGGAAGGCGCCGAATTCAGCTACGGCACCATCGCGGAAGGCCGGGAATCCTATCAGCTCGCCACCTATGGCCGCATCGTCGCGCTGACGCGGCAGGCGATCGTCAACGACGATCTCCGCGCCTTCGACCGCGCCATCGGGACGGCGGGGCAGCGCGCGGCCGACCTCGAATCGAGCATCGTCTACAACGTGCTCATCGCCAACGCGAACCTTGCCGACGGCGTGGCTCTCTTCCACGCGAACCACGGCAATCTCGGCACCTCGGGCGTGATCGACGAGGGAGCGCTGTCCGAGGCGTGGGAGAAGATGACCCAGCAGAAGGACCTCGGCGATGCGTCCGGCGCGGACAAGGAATACATCGACGCCCGGCCGCGCTTCATCCTCGTTCCGCCCGGCCAGCGGGCGATCGAGGCCCGCAAGATGCTGGCGGCGACGACGCCGGCGAAGCCCGACGACGTGAACCCGTTCGCGGGCTCGTTGCAGGTTATCGAGGAGCCGCGTCTGTTCCACAGCGGCGGGCCGCAGCCGTGGTATCTCGCGGCCGATCCGAACCTCGTCGATACGGTCGAATATGCCCATCTCGAAGGGCAGACCGAGCCGTTCATCGATCAGCGGTCGGGCTTCGAAGTCGATGGCGTCGAAATCAAGATTCGCCACGACTTCGCGGCGAAGGCGCTCGACTTCCGCGGCCTGTTCAAGAACGCGGGCGCCGATCCGGCTTGAGGATAGACGCCGCCTCGCGCCTTTCTGCGGCGTCGTGACTGCGGAGCGCCTTGACGGCGCTCCGCTTCTTTTTCCCCCTTCCGATGGAGAACCTCCATGAAGAATTTCGTTCAAGACGGCGACATCGTCGTTGTTTCCGCCCCGTACGACCGGACTTCCGGCCAGGGCGCGCAGGTCGGTCAAATCTTCGGCGTCTGCACCGGGGACGCCGTAAGCGGCGCGGACGTGGCGCTGAAGACCTGCGGCGTGTTCGATCTCGCGAAGGCCGGATCGCAGGCGTGGACCGTCGGCGCGCTTGTCTATTGGGATAACACCAACAAGCGTTGCACCACCGTCGCGACCGGCAACCTGCTGATCGGCGCGGCCGTCCAGGCGGTCGATAACGGCTCCGGTTCGACCACCGGCCGAGTCCGCCTGAACGGCGTCGCGCGGGCGAATGAAGCTTCCAGCTAATGACAGCGATGTCCTCGGCCTTCTCGGCGGCGGTTGACGCGATCTTCCGCGACGCCAACCTGGCCGAGGACGCGATCTGGCGCGCGGGTGGCGCGGGCGACGGCAGCGCCGTTCGTGTCATCCGCAAATCGCCGGACGAGGTTGTCGGCTTCGGAAGCAGCCGAGCCGTGATGGCGACGGTGCTGATCGACGCGCGCGTCGCGGAGGTCGCATCCCCCGCCGCCGGCGATTCCGTCGAAATCGACGGCGCCCTGTTCGACATCATCGGAACGCCGGTCCGCGACAGCCTCGGCCTCGTGTGGACCTGCGAGGCGTCCCCGCGGGCTTGAGCCGTGCGGTTCAGCTTCAAGGCCGACGATACGGCCGCTGTTCTCGAGCGAGCCTTCGACGATACCGAGAAGGCCGTCTCCGAGGCGATGGACGAGGTTCAGGCGGGTCTCAAGGACGAGCTTCGCGGACAGGTCGTCGCCGCCGGCATGGGGCAGCGCCTCGCCAACACCTGGCGGGGCAAGCGCTATCCCGAAGGGCGGCCCAGCATGAATTCGGCCGCCTATGTCTGGACGCGCGCGCCGGACATCGTGGACGCCTTCGAGCGCGGCGTACCGATCGTCGCGCGGAACAAGCGGTATCTTGCGGTCCCGACCAGGGACGCCGGCGTCAGCCACACGACCGTCAAGAACAAGCGGCTGACGCCCGCGATTTGGGAGACGGAAACCGGGGTGAAGCTCCGGTTCGTGCAGCGTGGCGGTCACGCGCTGCTCGTGACGGACGCGAGCTATGTGCGACAACCGTCCCGCTGGCGACGGCGGAAATCCTTCAAGCCGATCAGGACGCCGCTGACGGGCGGCAGGCGGTATCTCGTGATCTTCGTCCTCGTCCCGATGGTCAATCCGAGAAAGCGGTTCGATGTCGAAGGCGCCGGCGAACGCTGGGCGGATCGCGTCGGCGGGCTCATCGCGGCTCATTGGAGATAGACGTTGGCGAGCAGGCGCGAACAGGTGATCGAGGCGGTCAAGGCCCTCGTCGCGGCCGCCCTGCCGAACGCCGAGGTCAAGCGGAATCTCGACAAGCCCGAGCGGATTCCGCCTGGCGGCCTCGTGATCGTCCGCGACGGCGATCCGGGCGAGCCGGACGTTCTCCTTTCGCCGCTCACCTACGTCTACGAGCATCGCATTCCGCTCGAGATCGCCGCGTTTCCGTCCTCGACGCTTTCGCGCGAAGAGGCGCTGGACGCGATGCTTACGGAGATCGGCGCCGCCGTGGCGGCCGCCCGGACGCTCGGCGGTCTGTGCGAATTCCTCGACGTGGAAGCTCCGACTTCCGACGATCTCGAAATAGCAGGCGCCGCGTCCGGCCGCTGGGCCGACGCGGCGATCGTCGCCAGCTACTCGACCACCAACCCGCTCACCTGAAATTCAATCAAGGAGGCTCTCATGGCCCGCGCCCGCGGGGCCAACGCCGTCATGGCGCTGGCCTTTGAAACCACCTATGGCACGCCGCCCGGATCGGGCTTCAAGAAGGTGCCCTTCGTTTCGTCGCAGCTTGGCGAACAGCAGGACCTCATCGCCAGCGATCTTCTAGGCTACGGTCGCGACCCGCAGCAGCCCGCGCGTGATGTGATCAACAACGACGGCGATGTCGTCGTCCCGCTCGATCTTCGCAATTTCGGCTACTGGCTCAAGCTCCTGTTCGGATCGCCCACGACCACGCAGGGCACGGCAGCGGCCGGCAGTTTCAAGTTCAACGCGCAACCGGAGGATGGGGCCACGATCACCATCGGCGGTGCCAACTGGACGTTCAAGGCGAGCGGGGCAAGCGGCGACCAAAGCCTGATCGGTTCGACGCTGCGCGATACGCTGACCAACGCCGTCATCGGGCTGAACGCTAGCGCCACGACCGCGATCAAGGCGCAGACCTATACGCTTAACGAGGCCGGCGATACGATCGTCGTTACCTCCGACACCATCGGCACGCCCGGCAACAGCGTCACGCTCGCGGCTTCCGACAGCGGCGACGACGCCGATTCCCACGCCACGGCATCGGGAGCGACGCTTAGCGGCGGCGGGACGACCGGCGCCTACAATCATGTCTTCGTTTCCGGCGCGCTCACTCTGCCGTCGGCGGCGATCGAGGTCGGGATGCCGGACGTGCCGAGCTACGGCATGAACTTCGGCGCCATGGCGGACAAGCTCGCCATCCAGCTTCAGCGTTCTGGTCTGCTCAACGGCACGGTCAGCATCGTCGCCCAGGGCGAGACCCGAGGAGGCGCGTCGGGCGCCGGCTCGCCGACCGAGCAGGTCATCGAGCGCTTTACGCAGTTCACAGGACAAATCCGCCGCGACGGCGTGCCGCTCGGCAATGTCGTTTCGGGCACCTTCACCTACGCGAACAACCTTGACAAGGTGGAGGTCATCCGGCCCGACGGACGCATCGCCGGCGCCGATCCCGCCATGCTCGCGGTGACCGGTCAGGTCGCGGTCCGCTTCGCCGACACCAGCCTCCTCGATCTCGCTGTCGCCGGCACCGCCATCGAGCTGATCTTCGAGTGGTCGATCGCTGACGGGAAGCTCCTGCGGTTCGTCGTGCACAACGTGAACCTGCCAAAGCCAAAGCTGCCGATCACCGGGCCGGCCGGCGTGCAGGCGTCCTTCGACTGGCAGGCGTCGGAGCATCCGACGCTGGCAAAGACCTGCACGGCGGTTCTCGTCAACGACGTTTCTTCCTACTGACAAATTCGAAAGGGGGCACAATGCTTCGATTGTCCGCGCCGCGGCACGAACCCTATTGGCTCGATCTGGTTCCCGGCGTGCGGGTGAAGGTTCGGCCGGTGACAGTGGCGGCGATCATCGCGGCGCGTCAGGCCGCGGCGGAAGCCATCAGGTCGGCCGCCGACGACGGCGTCTTCGTCGGAAGCGCGGCCTTCACGCGGAGCCTCGCGCGCTGGGGCATCCTCGAATGGGAAGGCATCGGCGACGCGGCCGGCACGCCGATCGACCCCACGCCCGACAACATCGACGCGCTGCTTGAGGTCTGGCAGGCCTTCGACGCGATCGACCGCCTCTATGTGGCGCCGGCGCTGATCCAGGCCGACGAAAAAAACGCATCCTCGCCCTCGCCGAATGGCACTTCGGCGGGGGCGAAGGCTACTGCGCCGCGTGCGCGAGCGCGTGCGCGGGATGCCCATACTTAGAACACGCTCCGCGGACGGAGGAAGGCCGCGCCGCCTGGGAGGTGTTCCGGCGGTCGGCCGGTCAGGTGCGCGCCGTGATGGGCGGCGTCTTCGGCCTCGACTTCGCGGCCGTGCTTCTCCTCGCCGACGCCATGGGCGCGCTCAATCCTGTCCTCGTGGACGCGCTGCCGGAGATCGAGCGGCTCATCGTCCGCGCCTATCGCAAGGATAACGGAACGTGACCGACCGCAACGTGTCGATCCGCATCGGCGTCACCGGGAAGGACGACGTCAAGCGTGCGTTCGACGATGTCGGAGCTTCCGGCCAGGCGGCATTCAAGAAGACCTCCGATGCGATCGACGCGGCGGGCGCGGCGACGGATCGCGAGACGCAGCGGCTTCAGCGCCTGGCGCAGGCCGCGCGGCAGGCGGCCGACGCCAGCGCCGCCCAGGAGAGGTTCAATTCGATCCTGGGCGTGGGCGCGTCGAACGTCGGTTCGGCGCGCCAGTCCGCGCAGGTCTTCGAGGAAGCGGCGAAGGCCGCCGAAGACCTCGAAGCCCGCACGAAGGCTTTGCGCGCGCAGATCGATCCGCTCGGCGCGGCGCAGGAGCGGCTCAACGCCGAGATCGCCGAGGCGAACGCGCTCTTCAAGGCGGGCGCGATCAGCGCCGAGGAACAGGCGACCGCGCATCGCCTCGCGCAGTCGCGGTTCGACGCCACGGCCAAGGCGCTCAAGGGCGTGGGCGACGGGAGCCGGCTCGCGAGCGCGCAGATCGTCAATCTCGGATACCAGCTCAACGACGTTGTCGTCGGCCTGGCGAGCGGCCAGAAGCCGCTTACCGTCTTGGTGCAGCAGGGTTCCCAGATCGCGCAGGTATTCGCCGGTTCCGGCCTCGGCGTGGGCGGCGTCCTCAAGGAACTCGGCCGCACCATCGGCGGGCTGGTGTCTCCGACGACCCTCCTTGTCGGAGCCATCGCGGCTGTCGGCGCCACCGCGCTGATCGCCTGGAACGACTACATTTCCTCGCAGAAGGAGCTTGAGGTTGCGACGGCGGGCGCGGGACGCGCCGCCGGCGCGACGATCGATCGACTGAACCGTGTCGCGGATGCCGCCGCGCAGGCCGGCCGGATTTCCGTCGCCGCCGCGCGCGACATGGAAGTCGCGTTTCTGCGCACGGGGAGGATCGGGGTCGAACAGTTCGGCGATCTGATTGCGGTCGCGAAGAACTACGCCGCGACCACCGGCCAGGACATCGAGGCCGCGACAAAGGAACTTGCCGACGCCTTTGCCGATCCCGCGAAGGGCGTCGATCTCCTCAATTCGAAGGTCGGCGGATACGACGACCGGACCCGGCAACTCATCAAGACGCTGGCCGCGCAGAACGACCTGACGGGCGCGCAGCGGGCATTGCTCGACGGCCTGAAGCCGTCGTTGATCGACGCGGCCGACTCCACGACCGCTCTCGGCCGCGCCTGGGACTATGTGAAGCGCGCCGCTTCCGACGCCTTTACTGCCATCGGGGGCGCGATCGACCGCGCCGCCGACCCGACGCTTCAGCAGCGCCTCGAAGACCTTCAGAAGGAGCGCGAAGCCGCCACAACGCTTGGCGGGCAATATCATCCAAGCCCCATGGGGATGCCGGTCTTCGCGCCGTCCCGCCCGCTTTCCGCCATCGACGCCGACATCGCGAACGTCCGACAGCAGATCGCTGCGCTCGATCAGAAGGTCGCGGACGCGAAGGCCGACGCGCTCGCCGCCCGCACGTCCACCATCGCCGGCGATGTCGCGCGCAATCTGACGCCCGGCTTCAACGAGCTCGAAACGCTCAAGAACCAGCAGGCGCAGCTTGCCGCGGCGCTGAACGATCCTCTGGCGCGCCAGAAGGTCGCCGACCTCAAGCAGGTCGAGGATGCCTACAACGCGGTTACGCGCGCGGTGCAGACCTGGCTCGATCCGGCCGAGAAGGCGCGACGCCTCGACGAACTCGAAATCCAGGCGCTCAACGCCAAGACGCCGGCGCAGAAGGCGGCCATCGCCGAAGAGCGACAACGCCTGGAACTTGCCGGCCAGGCCGTCACGACGGCCACGGCGGAAGCCCAGGTCGCCAGCGCCGGCACGAGGGCGCGCGAGGAGGCAACGCACGCCATCTTCGAGCAGTCGCTCGCCCTGGCGACGAACGCGCGCGCCTCGCTCGACGTGGCGAACGCCTACCTCAAGAGCGCGGCCGCCGCCCAGGAAGCCGAGGCGAAACGCAAGGCGCTCACGGATGCGCTGCGCACCGGCGTCGATGTCGAGACGCGCATGCGCGAGATTCTTGCCGAGGAAGTCGCGGAAACCGCGGCCCAATCGGCGAAGACCGCAAGCGACATCGGCGCGCAGGCGGACGCCCAGAGGCGACTCAACGCCGCCGTCGCGTCGGGCTCGATGACGGTCGAGCAGGCCCGCCGGCAGATGCAGGTCGAACAGGCGCTTCGGCCGCTGCTCGCCGCGCAGTCTCTCGCCGAAGGCGACGCCAAGACCACGCTCACGCGCGTCATCGACTCGCTGCGGGGCGCCTATGGCCGCCTCAACGCGGAGGAAGCGCGCAACGCCGCTCTCGGCCAGATCGAGACGCAGAAGAATCAGATCGAGCTTCTTCAGAAGCAGATCGCGCTTGTTGGCACGAACGAATCGCTGGCCGCGGTCGAGATCGCGCAGCTTCAGGCGAAGCAGCAACTCGTTCAGCAGGGCATCGATCTCGGTTCGAAGGATGCGCAGACCGTCATCGCCAACGCCGGCGCCATCGCGCGGCTCACGCAATCGCTTTCGCTCGCGCAATCGTCCGTCCAGGAACTGTCGAGCCTTACCGATACGACCTTCGGGCACTTCTCCCAGCTCATCGCCCAGGGCAAGCTCGGTTGGCAGGATTGGGCGGACGCGGGCAGGGCCGCGATTCTCGACATCAACAACGAGCTTCTCAAGCTCGCGGTGCTCAACCCGCTCAAGAACCTCCTGTTCGGCCAGAGCAATCCGACGCTTTCCTCGGTCGGCGGACTCGTCGGCTCCCTTGTGAAGGGAATCGGTATCGGACACGCGGGCGGCATGGCGGATCAGCTTGCGGCGACGCGCCCCGTTCCTGTCGAACTGTTCCGTTTCGCGCCGCGCTTCCATGACGGCGCTTTTCTGTCGCCCGACGAGGTTCCGGCGATCCTTCAGCGTGGCGAGCGCGTGCTCAATCGCGACGAGACGAAGCAATACAACCGCGGCGAACGCGGCGCCCAGCCCAACATTTACGTCACGATCCAGACTCCGAGCCCGTCCGCGTTCCAGGCGAGCCGGACGCAGCTTGCCGCCGATCTTTCGCGCGCCGTGCAGATGGGCATGCGTGGGAGATAGGCCATGCCGCAGCCGTTCCTCGACATTTCGTTTCCAGATGCCGTCGCGCGAGGCGCCACCGGCGGGCCGGGCTTCTCGACCAATGTCGTCACGCTCGGATCGGGCGCCGAGCAGCGCAACATTCAGTGGGCGGACGCGCGCGGCGAGTGGAATATCTCGACCGGCATCCGCACGCGTGCGCAGATGCAGGCGGTCATCGCGCATTTCTATGTCGTGAAGGGCCGCGGCTATTCGTTCCGGTTCAAGGACTGGAACGACTACGACGCGGCCGACGTGTCGATGCAGGCGACCGACGACGACAAGGTGTGGCAACTCGTGAAACGCTACAACGTCGGCGGGCATGAGCACGTCCGCCCGATCACGAAGCCGGTTCAGGGAACAGTCGCGATTAAGGTGGGCGGCTCGCCCGTGACGCCTTCGAGCATCGACTATCTGACCGGGCTTGTGACCTTCGCTTCCGCGCCGGGATCGGCGCCAACGGCGACGTTCCAGTTCGACGTGGCCGCGCGGTTCGACACCGACAAGCTGCCCGTTCAGGCGAACGCCTGGGACCAGCAGGTCGTCCCGCAGATCAACCTCATCGAGGTCAAGGAATGAAGACCCTCGACGCCGGGCTCGCCGCGCATCTCGCCGGCGGCGTCACCACGCTTTGCCATTGCTGGCGCGTGGAGCGCAAGGACGGGACGGTTCTCGGTTTTACCGATCACGACCGCGACCTTGCGATAGAGGGCGTGACCTACAAGGCGGCCACCGGATTCACGGCGACCGCGATCGAGGATCAGTTGGGCCTGGCGGTCTCGAACCTCGACGTGGACGGCGCGCTCTCGTCGGCGGCGATCACCGAGGACGACCTCAACGCGGGACTATATGACGATGCGTCCGTCGTCATCATGCGCGTCAACTGGCAGGATGTGTCCCAGCGCGTCGTTCTCCGTTCCGGCTTCCTGGGTCAGGTCACGCGGGGAGAAACGGCCTTCTCCGCCGAGCTTCGCGGGTTCGCGGCGAAGCTCGACCAGAGCGCGGGCCGCGTCTTTCAGCGGACCTGCCCTTGGGAGCTCGGCGATTCGCGCTGCACGATCGATCTCGGCGCGCCCGAGCATCACGGAAGCGGCACGGTCGCGGGCGTCATCAGCAATTTCGACTTCACGGCGAGCGGCATCGACTCCTTCGCCTCTGGCATCTTCAGCCGCGGCAAGATCGTCTGGACGGCCGGGGACAACGCCGGCCTCGAGATCGAGGTGAAAGCGCACTCGCAAGGGACGCCGAACGCGCGGCTTTCGCTCTTCCTTCCAATGCCGAGGCCGATCCAGGTCGGCGATACCTTCTCCATCACCGCCGGCTGCGACAAGCGGTTCGAAACCTGCCGCGACCGCTTCGCGAACGTCGTCAATTTCGGCGGTTTTCCGCACATGCCGGGCAACGATTTCGCCCTGGGCTATGTCAGGCAGGGCGACAACAACGACGGCGGGTCGCTCAATGGTTAGCCGCGCCGACATCGTCGCCGAGGCGCGTTCGTGGATCGGCACGCCCTATGCGCACCAAGCCTCCGTGAAGGGCGTGGGTTGCGACTGCCTGGGCCTCGTGCGCGGCGTCTGGCGGGCGGTCTTCGGCCGCGAACCCGAGCGGCCGCCGCCGTACACGCGCGACTGGGCGGAACTGCATGGGCGCGAGACGCTCGCCGAAGCGGCGGGGCGGCACATGATCCCGGTGGCGACCGATGCGATCCGTCCCGGCGACGTGTTGCTCTTCGCGATGAAGGATCGCTCGCCCGCCAAGCACTGCGCCATCCTGACCGCGCCCGGTCGCATGGTGCATTCCATCGAAGCGCATCCGGTGGCGGAAGTCTCTCTTTGGGCGGGACGCGACCGCCGCCGCCTCAAGTTCGCGTTCTCCTTCCCCGGCCTCATCGACTGAAATCATGGCGACGATTCTCTTGGCCGTCGGCGCGAGCGTGCTGACGGAAGGTTCGGCCGCGTGGATTACGACGCTCGCGACGGCCGCCGCCACCGTGGCCGGCGGCATCATCGACGCGCGCCTGTTCGGCCCCGGACCGCAGAAGCAGGAACAGGAAGGGCCTCGGCTCGGCAACCTGCAAGTCCAGGCCTCGACCGAAGGCATGCCGATCCCCGAGATCGCCGGCCGCATGAGGCTTTCCGGCCAGGTCATATGGGCGACCAACTTCAGGGAAGTGGTGACGACCGAGACGAGCACGGTCGGAGGGGGTGGGAAGGGCGGCGGTGGCGGCGGTGGCGGAACGACCGTTCAGACTACGACCTACACCTACTACGCCAACTTCGCGATCGGCCTTTGCGAAGGCGTGATCGATCGCGTCGGCCGGGTTTGGGCCGACGGCAAGCAGCTCGACATGAGCGGCGTCACGATGCGCGTTTATCGGGGCACGGCCGATCAGGAGCCGGACCCGCTGATAGAGGGAGTCGAGGGCGCCGACAACGCGCCGGCGTATCGCGGAACGGCGTATGTGGTCTTCGACAACCTGCAGATAACGCAGTTCGGCAATCGCATCCCGCAACTCAATTTCGAGGTCTTTCGGCGCGTCACACCGTCGGACGGCACGGGCCTGGAAGACATTGTCCGGGCGGTGTCGATGATCCCCGGCACTGGCGAGCGCGTCTACGATACGACCGTCTACACACGCGATCTCGGTGGCGGCGCGAGCGCGCCGGAGAACAAGTTCGCCGGGCAGGACATCGCCGACTGGAACGTGGCGCTCGACGACCTTCAGGCGTCGCTGCCGAACACGAACACCGTTCTGCTCGTCGTCGGCTGGTTCGGCGACGATCTGCGCGCGGGACACTGCACCGTTCGGCCGAAGGTCGAGATTTCGAACAAGAACACCTCGCCGGGCGGCTGGAAGGTGCACACGCTGACGCGCGATACCGCGATGGTGGTCAGCACGGTCGATGGCCGGCCCGCGTATGGCGGAACGCCGGCCGACGACTCGGTCGTGCGCGCCATTCGGGACCTGAAGGCGCGTGGCTTTTCGGTGGTCTTCTATCCCTTCCTGTTCATGGACATCGCTCATGGAAACGCCCTGCCCGATCCGTGGACCGGAAACGTCGGCCAGCCAGTCTATCCCTGGCGCGGGCGTATTACGTGCGATCCCGCGCCGGGCCAACCGGAAACGGTGGACAAGACCTCGGAAGCCACCGCGCAGATCGCCACCTTCTTCGGCGCAGCCGCCGCTTCGGATGTTTCCGTTTCCGTCAACAGCGGCACGAATGCCGTCACGACATCGTATTCCGGTCCGGACGAATGGAGCTTCCGGCGCTTCGTCCTGCATTATGCGAAGCTCTGCGCGGCCATCAACGTCATCGACGGCGGCGCGGTGGACGCTTTCTTGATCGGCTCGGAACTGAAATCGCTCACCACGGTCCGCGACAGCGCCACGAACTTTCCGGCGGTCGCGAAGCTTGCCGCGCTGGCGGCGGACGTGAAAGGCATCCTCGGCTCGGGCGTCAAGGTCGGTTATGCCGCCGACTGGTCGGAATACAACAACTACAATCCGGGCGACGGCACGGGCGATCTGTTCTTCCATCTCGATCCGCTCTGGTCGGATTCGCACGTCGATTTCGTGGGCGTCGATCTCTATGCGCCCCTTTCCGACTGGCGGGACGGCAACGTGCATCTCGACGCGGTTGCCGGCGCCGCGTCGATCTACGATCTCAACTACCTTCGTTCAAACATCGAAGGCGGCGAATACTTCGATTGGTTCTATCCCTCGCAGGCGGATCGGGACGCGCAGAATCGTTCGCCGATCGCCGACGGCGCCTACGGCAAGCCGTGGGTGTTCCGCGCCAAGGATTTTCGCAACTGGTGGCTCAACCAGCACTTCAACCGTCCTGGCGGGGTCGAGAGCGGGTCGGCCACGGCGTGGACGCCGCAATCGAAACCGATCTGGTTCACCGAAATCGGAGTCCCGTCCGTCGATAAGGGCACGAACCAGCCGAACGTCTTCTACGATCCGAAGTCGTCCGAAAGTCTCCTTCCGTACTATTCGAAGGGGACGAGGGACGACCTCGTGCAGCGGCGCGGCATCGAGGCGGTGGTCTCGCATTGGGCGGCGAACAACCCGGTCTCCACCGTCTATGGCGGGCCGATGGTCGGACTCTTCTCGGTATGGACGTGGGACGCGCGGCCCTATCCAGCGTGGCCGTCGCGGACGGATGTCTGGGGCGACGGCGACCTCTGGCCGCTCGGGCACTGGCTCAACGGCAAGGTCGGCCTCGCCGACCTCGCCGCGCTCGTCGCCGAGCGCTGCGAGCGCGTCGGTTTCACCGCATACGACGTGACGGCGCTCGCGGGGATCGTGGTCGGCTATGTGCGCGACCGGCCGATGAGCCCGCGCGCCGAGATCGAACTGCTGATGAACGCCTTCGCGTTCGACGCGGTGGAAAGCGAGGGCGTGATCCGGTTCGTGCCGCGAGGGCGCGCCGCCGTGGCGGAGTTCGATGCGCGGGACTGCGTGCTTCCCGATCAGGGCGACATCCTCAAGCTGGTTCGGGCGCAGGAAACGGACCTGCCGGACATCGTTTCGGTCACGTTCATCGACGGAAGCGGCAGCTACGAACAGGGGACGGTTTCCGCGAGCCGCATCGCCGGCTATTCCGAGCGGAAGACGGACGTGACCGTGCCGCTCGTCATGGACGAGATTCAGGCGCAGGCGATCGCCGACCGCGCGCTCGCGGAAGCCTGGATCGGACGCGAGACCGCGAGCTATGCGCTGCCGCCGAGCCGGATCGATCTCGATGCCGGGGACGTGATCAACCTCACGATCGGCGGGCGCTCCCGCGAATTCCGCGTCACACGCATCACCGATTCCTGGTCCCGCGCGATGGAGGCGCAGCGGTCCGAAGGCGCCGTCTATGCGCCGCCGCTTCCCGGCCTGAAACCGCCGGTGTTCGAGCCCCCGCCGGTCTATGGCCGCGCGATCCTGGAACTCATGGACCTGCCGATGCTGCGGGACAGCGACGTGGGCTTCGCTCCCTACGTCGTGGCTTCCGCGACGCCTTTCGCCGGCGTCACGCTGCTCGACAGCGCGACCGGCGCCGATTACGCGCTCGATACCATCCTTCCGGTGCGCGCCACGATCGGCGAAACCGTCTTCGACTTCTGGTCGGGGCCGACGAACTACTTCGATCGAGTCAATACGCTGCGCGTGAAGCTCTACTCGGGCGAACTCGCGAGCCTCGACGAGGCAACGATCCTGTCGGGCCGGGCCAACGCGCTGGCGATCAAGAACGCGGACGGCGATTGGGAAATAGTGCAATTCTGCACGGCCACGCTTGTCGATGCCGGCGTCTACGACCTCACGAAGCTCCTGCGCGGCCGGCTCGGCACCGAGCACGCGATGCGCTCGCCGGTCGCCGCCGGCGCCCGCGTCGTCGTGCTCGATCGCGCCGTCGCGCAGATACAGGCGGCGCTTTCAGAACGCGGCGTTGCCCGCTTCTACAAGTGGGGGCCTTCGAGCCTCGATCCTTCGGATGTCGCTTGGCAGCAGGAAACCTTCACCGCGCGCTGCGTCGGCCTGATGCCGTGGTCGCCCGTGCGGATCGTCGGAAAATGGAACGAGGCCGGTGACGTCGAGATCGCTTGGATCAGGCGCACGCGGTTCGGCGGCGTATGGGCCGACGGCGCCGACGTGCCGCTCAACGAGGAAAATGAGCGCTATGAGATCGACATCATGAATGGCGCCGCGGTCGTCCGCACGATTTCGGCTGACGCTCCCTCCGCGACCTACACGGTCGCGCAGCAGACCGCCGATTTCGGATCGGCCCAGACCTCCTTGAACGTCCGCGTCTATCAACTCTCGGCGACCGTCGGCCGCGGGCTGCCGGGCATCGCCATCCTCTGGAAATAGCTCAACATGACCGACATGACGCCAAAACTCGGCCTGCCCTATATCACGCAGGGGCAGGCGCAGAAGGAAGTCACGCACGCCGAAGGACTCAATATCCTCGACGCGGTGGTGCAGCTTTCCGTCTTGAGTTCGTCGCTCACCGCGCCCCCCAGCTCGCCTTCCGACGGCGATTGCTACATACCCGCGTCCGGCGCGACCGGCGCGTGGACCGATTGGGATTTGAACATCGCGGTAGCGCGCGATGGATCGTGGACGAAGATCGTCCCCCAGGCGGGATGGATTGCATGGGACATCGGCCAGTCGGCGCTCCTGGTGTTCGACGGCAGCGCCTGGCAGGCGGCGTCCGGCTCGACCGGCACGACATTGCAGAATCTCGATCTGCTCGGCGTCGGCACCACGGCCGACGAGACGAATCCGCTTTCGGCCAGGCTCAACAACACGCTGTTCGTCGCCAAGCCCGTCGCCGAAGGCGGCGACGGCAGTCTGCGCTACAAGCTAAGCAAGGAGGACGCCGGCAAGACCGCGTCGTTTCTGTTCCAGAACAATTTCTCGGGTCGTGCCGAGATCGGTCTCACCGGCGACGACAACTTTCACTTCAAGGTATCGCCGGACGGATCGAGCTGGACGGAGGCGCTCGTCATCGACGCCGCGACCGGCAGGGTTTCGATGCCGGGCGGCGGCGGCACATGGGGCGAGCCCGTGGCGTCGTGGACGCACACGACGGATGTCGCGTCGATCGACTTCACGGGGCTGGGCGGCTACCGCGAGTTGATGGTCGTCGGCTTCAATCTTCAGCACAACAGCGCATCGAATCAGATTTTCCACATGCTGTTGAGCGCCGACAACGGCGCGACGTTCTTCAACAGCGCCAGCAACTATCAGCGATACGGAACGGCGAGCGGAAGCTCGGCGCTGTTCGTGATCGGAAACAGCACCTTTTCGAGCGCCGCAGTGGCCGCGATCATCGTTCACCTCTTCGACTTCAATTCGTCCGCGCGCGCGACATACGGACTGAGCTTCCTCGCGATCAACGGAGCGGGCGGCGTAGTCCCGATCATCTCGACGCGAACCGCGGCGGAGGCGGATAACGCGCTTCGCCTTTTCGTTTCCGGCGACGGCAAGTTCTCGGCCGGAACCGTCCTGATATTCGGGAAGAAGTGAAAGCCGAGGGCAGCAAGGAGCGACGATGGACCTTCAATGGTGGATCGCGACGATCGGCATTCCGCTGGTCGGCGCGCTTTTCTGGTTGCGGTTCCGCGATCGCGACGAGACGGACAAGACCCTGCGGAGCCTCGCGGCCGATCTCGCGAGCTACAAACTCACGGTGGCGACCAGCTTCGTATCGGTCTCCTATCTCAAGGACGTCGAGGGCCGCATCATGGCCCACCTTGAGAAGATCGAGAAGAAGATCGACCGCGTGATCGAACAACGTCACATGCCGGGCGAATAGCCCAGCCACAAGACCCGCCTTTCCACGAAGCCCGCCATCCCGGCGGGCTTTGTCGTTTCAGGAGACATAACATGCTGCCATCCCGCTATGGCTGGCTCGCGCGCGAGCCCGGCCCGAAGATGCTTGTCGAGGCGCTCAAGCTTTACGGGACACTCGAAGCGCCCGGCGCGAAGAACAACCCCACCATCGTCGCCTGGGCGAAGGAAGTCGGCGGCGAAGTCGCCGATGTCTACAAGGCCGACAGCATCCCATGGTGCGGCCTGTTCATGGCGGTGGTCGCGAAACGCGCCGGCAAGGAGCCGCCGCCGCATCCGCTGTGGGCGCTTTCGTGGTCGGCGTTCGGCGCGAAGGCCGACGCCCCCGCGCTGGGCGACGTGCTCGTCTTCACGCGCAGCGGCGGCGGGCATGTGACGCTCTACGTCGGCGAGGATCGCGACGCCTTCCATTGCCTCGGCGGCAACCAGTCGGATCGCGTCTGCATCGAGCGGATCGCGAAGGGCCGCCTCTATGCCGCGCGCCGGCCGCTCTATCGCGTCCGGCCCGCCAACGTGCGCCCGATCCATCTCGACGCGACGGGCGCCCTGTCGCTGAACGAGGCCTGATCGGCCTTCCCTTCCCACCCTTCACCCGCCCGCCATTCCGGCGGGCTTTTTCACAGGAGAAACGTCATGGACTACATCATCGCACGCTTGAGCGAACGTTCGACCTGGCAGGGCCTCATCGCCCTCGTCGGCGCGTTCGGCGTCACTCTCGACCCGTCGCTGACCGACGCGATCATCACGTTCGGCATCGCGGCCATCGGCCTGATCCATGTGCTCTGGCCCGAATCCGGCACGCCGGCGAAATGATCGTCTGGCCCGCGGTGGCGCTGATCGCCCTGATCGCTGTCGCGATCGGGGCGATCTGGCTCGCCGGCCGGCGGCAGGGCGTCACCGACACCAGGGAGGCCGCCGCCGAGGCCGAACTCGAAGCCGCCAGGAGGATTGCAGATGCGCAGGCTGATGTTCCTTCCGATCGCGACGCTCTTGTTGAGCGGCTGCGCGACAGTGGGCGGGAGTTGTGACCTGCTCCCGCTGAAGACCTACAGTCAGCTCTACCGGAACCGCCTCGCCGACGAAGTGGCGGCGGCGCCCGCCGGCGCGGCTTGGCCGGCGGCGGTGGCGGACTATGTCGCGCTCCGCGACGCGGTGCGGGCGTGCAAGGGTGCCCGGTAGCGAGACGGCCGACGCGGTGGTGCCTTCTACCGAGTCGGGCATATGATGCGGCTTCCTGACGGGAGGCCGGGATGCCGCATCGATTTACAACGCTTCGCCATCCGCTGGAACGGCTCCTTGAGGCCGAATACTTCCTCGGTGGCTTGGTGGGTTCCGGCGGCCTCGAATTCCAGTTCGAGTTGAACGCCTTCCTTTCCGCCAGTCGCAGCGTGTCGTTCGTGCTTCAGAAGGCGATGGCAAGCGTCCCCGACTTCGCGGCTTGGTACGCTCTCCAACGGGAGCGGATGAAGTCGGATGCGGCAATGCGGTTCTTCGCCGATCTCCGAAATGTGTCGCAGAAGGAGGGGCCGGTTTCATTCGTCGGCGGCTCCCGTCTGGATGGCGGCTGGACCTACCGCTTCGTGGGGCGTCCACATGCGGTTCCACCGGAGCTCGTGGGGCGCGACATCGGCACCTGCTGTGCGGCGCATCTGGTCAAGCTCGGCAGTCTGCTACTCCGTTGCGTCGAGACGTTTCCCTTTCATACGTGCCCCGGCCGCGCCTTCACGGAGGAAGGCATGGCGGCTCTCGGTTACACGTTCGCGGATGTAGAGGCGGCGCTGGGACTGCCGCCCGGTTATACGGAAGTGGGCGACTTTCCAGCGGCCGAGAAGCTTCGAATTTTGAGTCGTGAGATCGAGCCCTTGGACGTGGGAGAAATCCAACGCATCGCAAGCGGCGATCTTCGAGCCAATGGCCGACCGCTGGAAATTCTTGAGAGGAGCGGTCGAGACTTGGTGGACGATATGGCGGCGATGATGGCGCCCCCTCAAGGCGATGCCGTTCCCCAGCACGCCTTGTTCATCCGCGCTGTCATGAAGCGGATCAACGACATCGAGTCTTCCTGAGCAGGTCAGCGGGGGCGTTACGCTACTTCGGTCTGAGAGCGCGCAATTCGTTCCCGCCTGTTTTCGCTCGTTTCCGCCTGCGGTTGACGGGCGCTCGCGCGCTTTCCTCGACGCATGACGGACGCACTTCCATCCGGCGCCGAGCGCGAGCGAAAGAGCCATCTTTGGGCGCGCGATCCCGACGACTGGTATGTCGAACCGCGGTGGTGCGACGACGCCTTGTTCGCGGCGATCAAGTTCGAGGGCGCGATCGTCGATCCCTGTTGTGGTCTCGGTCGCATCCTCGACGCGGCCAAGGACGCCGGCTACGACACGATCGGCATGGACATCCATGATCGCGGCGCGGGAGATCGGCATCCGTTCGGGCAACGCGACTTCTTCACCGTCGATGACTGCGCTCCGAACATCGTCTGCAACCCGCCCTACAAATACGCCGATCGGTTCGTCGCGCGCTGCGTCGATCGCGCGACGCGCAAGGCCGCCGTGCTCCTTCGCGCCCAATGGGCGAACGGCGCGGCGCGATCCCGCTGGCTGGAAGGCCTCCCCCCCTTCGGTATGTCCTGGCGCTATCGCCGCGTCCGTCCATGCCGCCAGGCGCGGTGGTGGTCGCCGGCGAACGGGTCGGCGGCGGCACGACACCGGAAGGCCGGAATTCGGCTGGGCGCGACGCTCGGTGCGGTGATTCGTCGGTGGAAGAGCCTATTGGCGGTGATCGGCATCTCGGTTTGAGATGGTCCTGGTCAAACGGGGAGGTTAAGATGAGAACAAATCATCAACCGGTTCGCCGGCATTATGGTATGATTCGAGGTCGAATCATGGGGGATTCCGTGCGGAAGCCGACATTCTACGAGTTCTTCGCAGGAGGCGGCATGGTCCGCGCCGGGCTTGGACCCGATTGGAATTGCGTCTTCGCCAATGATTTCGATTTCAAAAAGGCGGCAACCTATCAACTGAACTGGGGAGTCGATGATCGGCTGCTTGTGGCTGACGTTCGTCAGGTGAGCGCCGCCGATCTCCCTGACGCCGATCTCGCGTGGGCTTCTTTCCCGTGCCAAGACCTATCGCTGGCCGGTGGAGGCGCCGGCTTGAAGGGCGAACGCAGCGGCACATTCTATCCCTTTTGGGATGTGATGAAGGAGTTGATCGCGGCCGGGCGCGCGCCACAAGTCATCGCTCTTGAGAATGTTGTCGGCACGCTGACTTCACATGGCGGCAAGGACTTCGCGGCGATCTGCAAGACGTTCGCCGACGCGGGATACCGCTATGGGGCGCTCGTCATCGACGCGGCGCTGTTCGTTCCGCAGTCTCGTCCGCGCCTTTTCATCATCGGCGTTCATGAGAGCGTGAAGGTTGACGCTTCGCTTCTGGCGCCGGAACCCTTGGGACCATTCCATACGACTGGCCTTCGCCGCGCTGTGGATGGATTGCGGGGTAAGGCGTGCGACGGGTGGCTTTGGTGGAACATGCCGGTTCCGTCGCGTCGGAACACCACCTTCGCGGAATTGATCGAGGAGCGCCCCGAAAGCGTTACTTGGCATACCGCCTCGGAGACGAATGCGCTCCTGCGCATGATGAGCCCAATCAATCTGGCGAAGGTCGAAGCCGCGAAGCGCGCGGGGCGTCGGATGGTCGGTGGAGTCTATAAGCGCACTCGGCGCGACGAAGACGGGATCAAGGTGCAACGAGCCGAGGTCCGGTTCGATGATGTAGCCGGCTGCCTCCGCACGCCTGCGGGTGGGTCCAGCCGTCAAACGATCATCGTGGTGGACGGAAATCGTGTGCGGTCTCGATTGATTTCATCGCGGGAAACTGCTCGCTTGATGGGGCTCCCGGATGACTACAGGCTGCCTTCTCGTTATAACGAAGCCTATCACCTTACGGGGGATGGTGTCGTTGTTCCGGTCGTTCGGCACCTCGCGCACTATATCATCGAGCCTCTCGTCGGCTGGAGGGAGGCGGCCGATCAGGCTGCGGCATGAGTTCGATCCCTTGCGAGCGCAATGACCAACTTCGGAAACTCATTGTAGAGTTCTCCGAGACGCTCAAGACCGAAGCGCACAAACTCGGAGCGCATGGACTTGAGGAGAAGGACTTCTATCAGGGCGGGTTATTTCGCGGTGCGATCGAGCGTATCCGCGGACAGTTCTCCGCATCCATGCGAGAGAAGCGCGACTTCGTGGCTCGCGTGCTCAACTGGATGCAGGACAACGGCCACATCAAGGACTGGGACTCGGCCGGCGAGGCCAATCGCCACGACTACACGGTGCGCCTCAACAGCGGAAAACTCGCAGGCATTGAGCTCAAGGGATGCCTCGACGGCAACAATACGAACATCTTTGAACGGCCGCCGCACGTTCAGGAGTTCATCATCTGGTCGGTTTGCTCGAACCCCGGCGCCGACCCGCGGCACAACGTCTGGTCCGGAATCCACACTCGCCTTAGCGCAGAGATCATTTCGCGCGCCCAACAGGTCGATGGCCTAGTCGTTTGGGATTGGATTTGCGGCACCGTCGGGCGACCATGTCCGAAGGCGGCGGCCGGGCAAAAGCTAACCACCGTCGGTCAATTTGAACTTCCCCCACCTTGCATCTACCTGTTCCCGGCAACGATCCCGAGCCCGCGGAATAACCCGAAACCCGCCCCGCACAAGCTGGACGACGTTGGGCTATTAAAGGCGATGTTTGACGCTTTCGGCGGCGATGCCGGATGGCTCAACGAGGTTGAGTTCGAGGTCGGATACGTCGGTACGGAGACCGTGCGCTCTACGACCATTCGCCGGGGTGGAATAAAGGTGCTCGAAACGGGGAGACCGACGCCGATTCAGCGGTCATAATGCAGCCGGAACAGTGATTCCGGTTGGCGATGGCGATAGATTTCGAATTCCGTGAAAAGGCGGTCCGGACGCTTACAACGAAGATCGGCGTCTACGTGCTCTGTGATCTCGATGGCGTTCCGGTCTATGTCGGGAAAAGCAGAGACGGCATTCGCGCGCGCGTGCGCCGGCACCTGACCTCGGCGCGCTCGGACATCATTGCGAACCGGCAAATTGACGTTTGGGAGATCGCTTGGGTGCAAGCCTACCCGGTCGATGATCCCGCCGATCTGGCGCGTCTTGAGGCGGCCCTCTTTCATGAGTTCGATCCGAAGTCGGCGCTAATGAACGGGCAAGTCCCGGCGAAACCGAATCCGCCAATGAACATTCCTGCACCCGCCCAAGTGGTTCAGGTGATGGCGGATGCCGAGATCAAGGAAAAGCGCGATCCAGCGCTGCGCCTTCCGCGGCAAGCAGGTCGATACGCCGAGTTGGTCGAACACTTCATCGCGGTCAAGAACTCATCTCAAGTCGCGCGCGCGATGCAGGCGCACTTTGCTCGACTGGCGCGTTATCACGCAATGCTGCTTGGACTAGCCACTGAGGATTCCGAATCGGAGGAATGATGGACCGCAGCGCGATCATGCGTTCCGTCCGGGGCAAAGATACCCGTCCGGAATTGGTCGTCCGCCAAACAGCCCATCGCCTAGGGTTTCGATTTCGCCTTCATCGACGCGATCTTCCCGGCCGGCCTGACCTGGTTTTCCCCAGCCGGCGGAAAGTAATCTTCGTCCATGGTTGTTGGTGGCATGGGCACGATTGCAGACGTGGGGCGAGACGAGCCCAAAGCAATGCAACCTATTGGTCGGCCAAGATCGAGCGAAACGTCGCGCGCGACGCCGCCAACCTCGCCGCGCTGCGCGCGCTCGATTGGGACGTGTTGGTCATATGGGAATGCGATCTGCGCGATGGCATGGCTCTGGAAGCGCGGCTGCGGAGCTTCTTGAGCGCGCCGATCGCCGCGCATTTTTCGGACACTGGGCGGACACGAAAAACGAAGGCCCCGGACGGCGATCCAGGGCCTTGACGTATCTCATTGGCGGTCAACGCGAAAATTGGTTGCGGGGGTAGGATTTGAACCTACGACCTTCAGGTTATGAGCCTGACGAGCTACCGGGCTGCTCCACCCCGCGGAAAACCGGACGCGGAGGGTTCCGCGCGGGGTGTATGTAACAACCTGAATTGCCTTTGGGAAGGGCCGCGTC